AATCTCACGCGGCTCGGGGAATATGTTGTTTCTGATCTTGACTATTGGATCGTACGCCCTACCTATCAGGTGTGTTGCGTTTACCTTGGCCTCGCGTTCTGCGTTCCACTGTGACATTTATTTTATATATATTATATTTTAATTAAGCCCGCCAACTCTGACTCAGCAGCTATGCACCAACAATCACTAGCGATACCGTTTGTTATATACCCATACGGCAGCCATCCATACCCTGACATTCCCCAACTCGTGCCCCACGAATTGAGCGTAAGAAATGCCTGTTTTGAGTCGTCATGGCCAACCCACAGCATGCAGTGACCGCCAATGGCTGCCTCATCCTCACCGGGCATTTCTATCATTCCGTCTGGGCCGACGTTTTCTATTTGTTCGTATACGTTAGTCCCGAATACTACTGGTAATCCAGTAACAGCTAAAACGGTTTTTATGTTTGTAAGCGTCGCATTGTACCCATCCGTGCTATCTACAAGATAATAGTTAGTTGATTCATCTTTTACAGCTGCAGCGGCCACATCTGCTGGTATTTTCTTGTCGAACCTTTTGATGTCATACGGCCACATTGTCTCAGGAGCAACACCATATTGTGCTGTTGACTTGACTGCGCCGCGTATCGTGCCGCCGTTGTCGCCCGGGTAGTCTCCTTCTAAAATTCTTGTATCTTCATAGACCTGCAGCCTGGATCCAAGTACGCAACTGCCGGTTCGTTTTACCTGCAACGCTTCAAACGCGCTTGTGGTTCCGTGTGCGGTGCATGATCCAAGTTGGCCCTGGTCTTTTACCTGTGAGATCAGGTTCCGCAGGTCGCTTGTCTGAGGGAGTGGAGGGGCAACGCCACGCAGTTTTTCTTCATAGCGGTAGTCTCTATGATCGGGTGCAGCCTTGCGCCAGCCGAAGTAATATTTTTTTCCTTTTATGTTCATTGTACTCTCTTACCTCTCGAATGCCATTTGCCGGTTGTATCTGACCAGTATAGATTTCCGTCAACACCTATCGCGTAAAAGTCGCCAGTTGACGTTATTGCTGGCTCAGTTCCGCTTTCGAGCTGGCCGCCTAATGATTTCCACGTAACGCCTTTGTCTGTGCTATACCACAACGCATTGTCGCTTCCTTTCATGCAGACGTATGTACCGCATGCTACCGGACTGCCGACCATTGTGATCTGTTTGGGGGTTGGTGCTGGTGTAACACCTTTAAACCTGTTCTTCATCGTAACGTTCGTAGGCGGCCATAGTGCCATCCAGGCAGCATACCATGAAGCGAATCTGTTATAGACTGCGTTCATGTTATTTCCGTATCCACTCCAGACGCCTATTCCTGCACAGGGTACGCCGTGAGCTTCCATTTCATATATCAAATTGATGTAATCCTGCGCGCTACTGGTTTTGAGTATATGATCAAGATGATCAATGCCTCTTTTTGCTAATTGGGCTTGCATCATCCAGCTTCCAACTAAAATGCCTATCTCCTTAACGCCATGCTTTTGTGCATCAAGCATGCCCGGGCCTACAACGTCCCATCCCCAGAAGTTAGCAGACGCATCATATGTTTCTAAATAAGAAGCAGCGCCGAATCCGTGGACCGGCGATGGGTGTGTAGCGGCCCAGACATCATCGTTTGTTCCGCCACCTGTACCCATGCCGCCATAGTCTAAAAAGATCAAGCTATTCATTATAGCATCAATCTCATTAGCTTGTTCTGATTCGCCGCCTGCAGCGTGGTAGCCGAGTGAAACTATTTTAGGATAGTAGGTTGATGTGCCATCCCACCCAGCCTTTCCATCGTTGCCGTTATTCAGGATTGGTGAGAGACCTGCGGCATTGCAGTCTAGGACGAACTGAGCAAGTGGAATTACACCCCCGCCGTGTACGACAAGGTGCGCGTCTATAATGCCAACTGTTCTAAGTGCGCCTAAGTTTGAATAACTGTCTCCAGCTATAAAGTAAGCCATGCTGTGGTTCATCATTTTGGTTGCTTTTAAGTTTGTAACTGATATTTACGCGCCAAATAACGCGCTGAATCCTAATGCTATCAGGAGCGCCTTAAACAGGACGCTGCCGAGTAGTCCAAACGCACCACCTAGAATCCACGTAACTATGAGTGTGAGCAATGCATCGTAGTTGACTGCAATAATTTCTAGCATTTTTTAGTTCTCCCTCCTGTGTTATTTTTGCCTCTCAACGATCTTCTTTTTGATTTCTGCTTTGATCTCTGCCTTCATTACGCCTTCTTGCCAGTCCTTGTTTCGCCCCCACCTCGTCGGAGGCCGCTCAAGCATTCGATCGATTGTGGTCTTTTTATTGTCAGTCATTTTTGCCTTTTTGTATATTAGCCTTTTAATTCCTACCGCAGCGGACAGATGCAATACTACCGCCATGATCTAGAATCATAAACGTTCGTGTCCATGGTCCAAATGCCGCGGCTTTTCTCAATAACTTAACTGCCTCAACATCGCCTTTCATTTCGTGTATTAAAATGTGAACATCAACAGGACAGCAGAGCAGGTTGACAGGATTGTTATTCGTCTTGTCTTTATCTTTATGATGGATATGATAGCCTGCGGGAATCTTAACTTTAAAGTGTTGTTCCCACGCTTTTCTATGATTGGCTGAGAATGCTCGCCTATATCCCCGTCCAGCTAAAGGAACTGATGATTGTGCAAGTTCCGGTTCTATACGTTCAACTGGCTCAAGGAACCTGCGGCTATACTCCTGAGCATCGGCCCTTATCTCAGCAAGGTATTCATCTAAAGTTATATTTGATTTTGTCATTCGTGTTTTGTGTTAACCCAGGTTAATCTAAAGTGATAGTTCTCCGTTAATAAACAACGGCTTTACGTCCTCGCTTACGCTTTCCTGTATCTCCTCATCGCTGAAATACTGCTCAACGTTCTCGCTGAACTCGCACATGTACTCTTGCCTGAACCACCACTCACCTAGAACGGCTTTTTCTTCTTTTAAAAAAGCTTTAGAGATTCGCGGGCATTCGTAGGCTGTTACCTTAAAGCCCTGCCACCCACCTAGGTTATCAGTTACATAATCGTTCCAGGATTCGTAAAAGAAGCCTCTGCGTCCGAATGGTGTTGAAAGTAAAATTAATCGGCCTTGAGAAACCGCAAGCATTGGCCGTAAGGAGCCGTAATAGAGCTCATCATCCTCGATTTGTGCTGCTTCATCAATAATCATCAGACTCGGCGCGCTGAACCCTCGCACTGTCTGCGGCTTGGATGGTAGGCTTATTATCCTGCTTCCATTCGTTAATTCTAACGTATGCTTATTCTCTGCATCGCTCGGGACCGGCCTGCCACGTTCCTGGTAAAAATCTGCTACTTTCTTAAATAGTTCTGTTGATTGCCGGTATCCTCTGCTTATGATGAGCACAAGGGAGTTAGGATTGTAAAGGGCGCTGTGTAACGCTATTATAGCGGTTATTGTTGATTTGCCTGACTGCCTGGCACAATTCAATATTATCTTTTTTTCTTCTGAGGTGAGCAGTTTGCGCTGCCAAGGATCGGGGTCAATGCCGAGTAATTGAGCGAATTTGATCGGGTTGATAGCAAGAGCTAGTTCTTTGCGTTCGCTTTCGTTTAAGGTTAGGATTGCGTCGTCAAATCTACTAGTACTAATCGCCATCTGAATCTAATTGCTCGCTAAACTCTATGCGTTTTTCAATCGGTAGCGTTTTAAGAACTTCTTTAAGCTTTGCGACATCAGGGCCAGTTTTAACCTCACCACTGAGCTCTACCTTTTGTTTGTCAAGCCCAAGGATCTGCATAAACTTATCTACACCTAGCTCCCAGCGTTTCCGCGCTTCTTTTGAGCCTATCTCACCTGTTTGCATATTCTCAAAGGCTTTATCGGCTATTTCAAGGGCTTCTTTTGAGCGCTGGTCTTTGAACTTTAATATTCTGTTCTCAAACGTCTGTAGTGCTTTCTTTTGCAGGTAATCGTCATATGCACGTGTGCGTTGCACCCAGTTATGATTTGCACTAAGACGGCCTAGGTAGCGTAAATATGATGGTTTCTTGTCGGCTTTCTGGCGTAGCTTTTCAAGTGAGCGTTCTGGACCCATATCACGGTACATACAAAAAAGATCAAATGCTTTAGACCGCTCGGTATTCTGACGCGCCCATAATTCAGCTTCGCTGGGCAAAGATATCTCCAATAGAAAGAACGGAAAAATAATACTTAAGTATTGTGTGTACAATAGCTTATTTTATGGCCTTTTTGAAGGACTGAACGCTTGTATATTCATTATATAATATTGTTAACGCATCACTAAGGTATTCACATTCATCACGCAATGCCAATTCTAACTCCTCATCTTTAAGCCCGGCGATCCTAGCGTGTTCAACGTTGAGTTCTTGATGTAATAAATTGAAGTTATTCTCCCAGTGACTGTTATGCACTCGTTTCCAGTGTTTTATAATTGCTGCTGAACGGGCTTCTTCTTCCGGTGTAGCAAGCACGCCGTCGTGTATTTTCTTTTGCTCTCTGGAAACGTGCGTGAGCTGTAACCTGGAAACGCCGCCTAGCTCTTTTTCAATTTTAATGAGCTTGCCAAGTATGTTACAAAAAAGTATTCGTTTGCCGGAGTCTATGATCTCATCTTGAATTGTGAAAAGTCGACCCCGTATTCCAGTGTAGTCGGGTTCTGCCATTATGGTTGCTATAATTTAGCACACAGTATTTCAAAAGAGAATTGGAGTTGAAGGGTATATAATGATTACTAGATCAAAATTTATTCCTAATAGAGAGACCAACCACCGCCATCCACGCACAGATGTCAATACCGTCTCCACAGACTGCAAGCCAAAGGCCCAATGTACCATAGATCATACCTAAGATCATGAGCGCCGCGAGAGTGGTTGTTCCCGATACAACATTCATTGAGGTTCCATTGCGCTTGAGGTCGAGGATTTGCGGTATTAGTAGTAAACCGAAAACCAAATTAAGTGAGAGAATACCAACGTCCTGCCATACCATTACAAAGCGTCCACATTAACTTGCTGAATACACTCTTTTATTACATTCTTCACAGGCAATTAAGCCCTTATCGGCGTCTTCTGGATCTATATAGACAATAAACGCTATTTCTCCATCGCAGATCTCACGGCCACATTCTGAGCAGTAGACTTTACTTAGCATCTTTTCTATGGTTAAGCCAGAATACTGGGCATATCCAATATCCTGGGCAACGTTTCTCGCAGTAAGCAACTTCTTTAGGTGAGTGAGTAATTATACAAGAGACTACTAACTTTGCTTGGCTCATCTTAACACTAGGATCTATCTGTTCGTGGGTAGGTGTGTTACCGTATAGTGGTGAGCCTATCTTTGCGAGCCGTTTTAAGGCCATGACGTGCTGTAAAAGTATTTGTTGCTCAGATTTGCTAGTCATTTTTCTGCCTTTTTTTCATCCTTCAATGATTCTTTGAATTGTTTCCTATATGCTATGGGGCCTTTCTTATCCGCTTCTTTCACGGTTTCAAAATTATCTAACCAACACGGTTCCCTATTCATTTTTCAACCTCTTTTTTATATATATTAATGTTTTAAGTGCATAAACATACACGATAATAGCGCACCGCTCTTAGTAAATTCATCTATATCCACAAAGCAACTATCCAAACCCAGCTTAGCCGCGATTTCTGTTAAGGTGTTGTTCTTATGTGTGGTTTCGGGTGTTTCATCGTGAACCATGCCGTTATATATCGTGTCTTCTATTCTAAGAGAGTTAGTTATGCCCTCATAGCAGTCTTCTAAAGCTACGTTTATTACATTAAATTCCTTATTTAATAATTCCCAATCGTCGTCAGTAATAACTTCCTTACACGCTAGTATAGTATCGCTATCTACTGGAAATATGAAACAATCCACGTGGTAAAGGTAGTTGTCTAAGGCTTTTAATTTTATTATCTCTGCGTCAAACGCTTTTTCAATCCAGCATAAGGTTTCATATGAGGTAAATAACCCATAACTGGCTATATACTGGTTATCGCGTATCCATTTAAGCTCGCCTTCGCCCTCAAAATACGCTGGTGGTGTATAACATGTGTACCCAAGAGTTTCTAAGAAGCCCAAGGCTACCCATTCCTCACCGACTCGCCCATCTGCTCTAAAATGACTTATTACTGCGGTTTTATCTAAGTGCGGTAATACACATGCCGGATTTGTGGCATAAGTCTGATCCTGTAACCCTGGTGTTGGTGGCAACAGGTACACCAGTGCGTGATTGGTAATTATCATATACAACGCCATAAACTGTTCTAGTGCGGCATCTAGGTTTATTTCGCGTTCCTTTTGGGGTAAATCGAGCATCCATATGTTGTTTATTGTAGTGGTGCTCAGGTACCTGGGTGGGCACATAAGTAGTTCTTTCATATTTTGTTTATTCCTACTAACAGGAAATGGTATGGCACGCTGATAATCACCATGCAGCCGAAAAGGAAAAGGAAGAGTATATCTTCAAAAGGATAGTCGGTCATTTTTCATTAACTTCTGGATTTGTAACTCTAAACGCTGAGCATGTCCAATACATACTGCAGCACTTTTTACAGTAAGCGACTTCGATCGGGAAATATGTGATCGGGCATGATACTACCTGTTTGCTCATTTTTTCAGGTCTTTTTGTTTTATATAATCTTCAAGTTCCTTAGCCCAAGCGTCTATCTGTTCGTGGGTAGGTGTGTTGCCATATAGTGGTGCTCCTATCTTTGCGAGCCGTCTTAGGGCCATGACGCGCTGAAGTAATACCTGCTGCTCAGATTTGCTAGTCATTTTTCAGCCCTCTTTTTCTTCATCTTCCTCGGACCTGTAGAACATACATGCAATGAGGTCAGTGTCTGGGTCTATTCTTGAATAAATACAACATTTCTCACAAGTCATTTTTCCACCTCTTTTTCTTCTATGATTACAACACCGTTTTCAAATCTCACCCGTTTCGTTCCGTCTGCAAGAATCGCATCAATAACATCCTCGCACGTAGTCATTTTCCAGCCTCTTCTTCCTCACACTCACCTTCAAAATAATTTTTATCTTTATCAATCAAACCGAGTTTCTTTAATTTACATTCATCATCCTTAGAAGCGGGTAAGGTAACGTCAAAGCCTAACTCGTCATCTTCATCACTAAGCCAGCTAATATGGTATTTATTTAGATGTATCTTGTCTTTGGTCATTTTTCAGCCCCCATGGTCAAACACAAAAGGTTCTCCGTTTATGATGCCACAGCCAAAACCTTTACCTCCCGTTACCATACCAACATTGCCAACCCCACAACTCATGTAACATTCGCGGTGATAATGGTAGTATGTGCCGTGCCGGTTAAATGTTGGATAGTTATTTGAGATATCATCGGTAACGTATTCTATATCATCACCTGTGATTAATCTACCACAGATTATACAGGAACTTGGTTTAAAAATCATCATTTTTCAGCCTCTTTTTCTTTTCTTCTTTTCAATATTTCCTCTATTTTGTCAAGTTGTAATAACCAAAGGCGTACTGACTTTTTATCCCAAGTCATTTTTTCAGCCTCTTTTTCTTGCCTAATTATAAAGTTCGCCATTAGTTTTTCGATGAATATACAATCCTCTACATTTCTATTACGCTTACCCGTAAGCCCGTTGAAATCCCCACAATATCTACACCTATTATAGGCAGTCATTTTTCAGCCTCTTTTCATATTTGCTACAACTAATATCAATAAAGTTAGGGGGAGACGTTACCCAAAATGTGCCGCCGATGGTGCACTCAATATCCAAATCACCACCCCAATCTGCCGTTACGAGCCAAGGACTTTTGCAATTCTTACAGGACTGACAGAGTATTGGTTTATCATCTGTACATTCGTTATCAGTCATTTTTCAGCCTCTCTTTCACCCCGTATTCATACGGTTTCCACTCACCCGGCAACATCCCCTTTAGCTTCTGTAAAAAATCACCCCTATCTTCATAACTGATTTGCAGTACTTCTTCTATCGTCGCATTGTTAAATGCCATTTCTACTGCGCTGATTATCATGCTATTCAACTTATCTGACCTTGTCTGCTTTTTAGTCATTTTTCAGCCTCTTTTTCCTTCGTTAAATCTAATACCTTATTGGTATTTTCACCACACAGCCACGGTTCACTATCAAAACAGCGATACCTGCAAAACGTACAAACTGATTCAAAAGTCATCTTTTACTCTCCTCAAACTCAGCTTCGGATGTAAGTCCATCAGTGCAGCGCCTAATCCAACTTCCCATACAATAAGCGGATAGAACATAACCCGTTCCATGCCGCCTGTGCCTAACAGACCTGAAAACATCAAAGCGCCGCCTGCAAGCGTGATAATGCCTAATACTATCGAGACGTACGTAAACGGCGGATTAAACCGCTTGTAAAAGAAAAGCATAACGATTGCGCCAAATACGACTATCAACATTGCAGATGAAATATGCAGATACGGTGCATATTTAAATGGATGCAGCGAAGGGAATACCCCTACGCCAATTTGACCTAAGCAGGATATACATAAAAGCCCAGTGAATCGGCTGCCGAGCGTTTTACGTACCAGCAGCGCGCCTATTAGTGCGAGTGATCCAGCGGTTACAAGTGTAATGCCGAAAAGTAGTATCGTTGGCGACAGCGCACCCAGTTCACTGATCGTATCTAAGCGCACCGAATAGGTAGGGTTTAACGCTTCCATAACAGGTATAAGCAATAGTCCTAAAAATCCGGCCAAGAAAATTAGAGTGCCGCCGAGTTGTTGTTTATCAGTCATCGCTCGAATAAACCCCCGTTTCATTTTCGTCGCTTACATCGTGCGGCCATGTTCTAGCGATAACGATGCGCTCTATGCTGCCATCCTTGCGCTTAAAGATGTAACCAATGCGTCCAGGGTATAATACATCAAGTTTATCGAAGTCGGTATCGCCTGGATATACTACCCTGAATAACTCCAGCGGCCCCCATCGCTTTGGGTTTACTTCTGCGATTGTATCTTCTGCCATTGCCTCTCAAATATGTTTAACAGTTTTGCCGTTGCCGAACGTACAACTCACGGCTTTCTTTGTTCGAGATATGAAATGCACGCAGTCGTAACAGTTTCTAATTGACCGCGTACCCGTAGTTAATGAGTTCTTACCTGGCCATGGACACGGTACTTTGCCTATATTCTCTGAGGCCCCTGACCATTGGATCGGAACTTCATGTGTTGCTTCTATCGAGCTCGTGTTAGCCCGCCTCACCTTTGGCTGTGTTACCATCTTTAAACCTTTAAACAGATCACCTCATAACCGTACCCATCACGATTAAAATTGCTCCTAAGAGCGCCCTAAAGACGCGCCCACCGTCGCGCATTATGTTGTGCACCTGGCCCTGTTCTATGTAGATACTACCTACACCGTCCATGATAATCCAAACTCCTAGACCTACTAATAGCGCCCAGCCCCAGGTTCCGAGGCCTAAGAACGCCATGCACATTAGCGTTACGCCGATGTACGACCGTATGATGCGACCGCCATCGAAAACCCAACCGTGAGCTCCTTTCGCTGCGATGCTAACTATCCCATCTAAGAAAAGGATGAGCCCTATTAATGCTGCTAACCAGATCATTTTTTACTCCCAACACATCGGATAGTACCAGTACCACTCCACTAATGAAGGGTCTACAGGGTCACGACGACCAGCTGGAATGGGCCATTCTTTCTTTTCTTTTTGTTCTGTGTTAGTCATTTTTCAGCCTCTTTTTCTATAAGTTCTGAGTCTACGCATTGATAACAATAGTGAATATTTTTACTCCATGGTGGGAGCCACAACTCTCCTTTAAATGGGTGGAAATAGTCACCGCGACAAACATCATAGCCAAAACGACAGGATTTCAATGGCTTATGTTGCTTGCTCCATAATGGTATTTCTATATTAGTACGATTACATCTCCACTTCATTTTTCAGCCCTCTTTTTTACATTTGTTCCATTCTTTTAAAACCGCGTTATTTTCATTCTCTAATACCGGAATAGGCACAACGCTCTGGCAATAAGGACAAAGCACGTACGTCTTATCTCCGTCAAATGTCAGGTAGTGCTTTGGTATTATTGGCTTCCTGCATTTCTGATTTTGGCATTTGATAGGGGCGTTCACCTTAGCTTATCTCTTTAAGGATCTCGTCAAGCAATTTATGCCGCTTGTCCAACTCGCAATAACTGCACCATAGTATTCCATCAACATAAACAGCATGCCCAGAAACGTGCTCGCCGCATCTATTACAGCGCCCAAATGTTAGTTCAGACATCTTTTACTCCTTTTTGTTTACACCGTATCCATTCGTGCTCAGGACAGTACTTGCGTTGCCTCCAGCCTTTAACCCGAACATAAAACTTGCCTTCCCATCGTCCTTTTTCGACTTTTATTGGTGTGCTGCATCCTGGATAAGCGCATTTTTTAATGATAATATGGCGCTTGTCGACAGTCATTGGCATTTATTCTTCCCTACTAGACGTCATCATTATCCCCATGAATTCAGCTTCAGTTTGTATTCCTTTTCGAGCATTGCATTCTCGACATGCGAGCGCTACATTCGTTATATCATTAGAGCCGCCGCGTGATATAGGGATCTTGTGTTCTATTTCAAAATAATATTCGAGAGTACCGTTAATAAAAAATGATGCCCCACAATAATAGCAGCGGTGATTTTGTTGATCGGCTAAAGCTAAGACGTCTTTTTGTTTAACCACACCTTCATTCTGACGCGCTTTTACTCTTCGTCGGTGCGTGGCAATCTTCTTAATTGCTGCATATTTAATATGGTTCTTCTTTTTACTCTCTATCGCAGATAAATTATCTGCTTTTCTTTGGCAGTCGCTACAACGCTTTTTTAGCGGGCTTCGTGCCATTAATATTATTCCACAATCAATGCATTTAATCTCTTTATGAAATGGTCCTTTGTAGTTGTATGTCCTTATATGAAAATTCCAAGCTTTTTCTGCAGATATAGCAGTTGAACATGAATGACAATATCTTCTATTCTTACCAGGTCCTGATAAAAGCATTATAGTACCACATTTTACGCACGGCTTAATCCTCGGTAAGCGAGGTTTATAATAATATTTTGAACCCCCTTCGCGTTCTCTTTTTGCTCGCATTAATTCTGCATTGACTTTCTTCCTACACTCATCGCAATATTTTCTGAGCTTTGAGCGCCAATACAAAGTCATAACCTTGCCGCAGTGCTCACATGTTTTTATTAGCGGTTCCATCTATTCTTCCTCTGGTAGCGCCATGCTTGCCTCACCTAGTGCTGATTCTTCCTCTTCTGGTGATAGTTCGCTTTCTTCTTCTGAGGGCCCCGTCGAATATTCTAAGACGCACATACAATTAATGGTTTCAGAAGCTGGGCCGCTTGGATCACCAGGATATGCCAAATCGCCGTCTTCAAGTTCAAAAACGTCATCTATTGCGATTTCTGTGCCTTCAATTTCCTCGTGGCTAGGGCGTGGGTTTCCAGATGTAGTCCACCAAATTTTTGTTGCTCCGTCTGGAAGCAAGTCTTTAGCAGTTTCATTGCTCGCGTAAGAATATGCCCCGTGCGTCTCAGTAGTCGCAATTGTACGCGCCCTACTATCTGATACATTATCAAAATCATCTACTAGATCATCGGCTATCTCGTCCTGTGTCTTACCCTCACTTACACCGCTTCTTAACGTATTCGCTAACCACTCCTGGTCTGTGTCAGTTATCCCATCAATCTTAGTTCCTGCGTGCTGATCCATCCATTCATCTGCATAATCCTGATAATCCTTTTGAATTATTTCCTCTGTCTTTTTAACTGGATTATGATGTTCTTTTACAAAGTCTTCAGCTTCCTCAGCGGCGTTGAGCCATACTTGCTTGAGTGCTCGAGACCACATAGGTTTAAAGTTCACTTTGAAGAATAACGGTAAGCCTTCTATCGCCATTTTTGGTGTCCTTGAACGGACATAGCGTAAAATCAAAGGTTTCTGTTTGCGATAGACGGCGCGTATGATATTGTAGTTCTGACCGCCGTGAAACGCTCCTTTAGAGTCTTCACGTCCTATGATATTGTTCATGAGGAGTTTATGCCTGTGGATCAAGTTGGTTTTGCTTGCCATTTGTTCTTAGTTTATGTTTTGAGGCACGTTCTGAGGCACGTTCTAAAACAAAAGTAAGTCTTTGAATCGTTTCCTCTTTGAGGGCGCTTCTCTGTTCGTAATAATCCCACCACTCTTTAGCTGTGTTTACTTCGATTTGCAGTTGTTCAATGAGTGCGTCTTTCCGCCTGATCTCTTCTCTTTGGTTTCTGGTTAGTATCGTAAGAGTTTTTGCTCTAGCTTTCGGAGCACACCTATTATGAAAACGTGCATTAGAAACTTTTGCTTTACCTGGTTTTTTACAATATTCACAAATAAATTTTTTTAAAGGCTTGTTCGCGTACCACCGGCGCTCCCTTTCTAGGTAATATTCTCTATAACTCAAATCTTCTTTTATCCTTATCTTTGTTGCAGCCTCCTCTAAAAGACGACCGCAATAGTAGCAAAAATCAGTATTACTATTATTATTCCAATAACTGTTCTTACACCGAAGGCATATTCGTTCTCTAATGTTTTTCCCATGTGCTGAGTGATACTTACCTCTACATTCGGGATTGCAAAAATGCCTCTTGAGTCCTAGCTCGGACGAGCTAATTTCTATTTCTTTTCCACACCAATCACAATTGACTATAACTGTCTTACGTAGCACCATTCTGTGCCCCCTAAAAAGGAAAAAGCCGCATAAAGCGGCTTATCGCTCACATCCTTTCGTGAACCAACCATATTCTGGTCTCCAACAATCCTGGCGTTCCTGTATTGGCTCAATTACTAAAGGAGGTTCTTTTTGATCGCCTACTGCCTTTGCTTGCACGAACTTACTCTGGTCAAATACGTCTCTAAGGTGCTCAGTAAATCCTTCTATTCCCTCCTCATCTAGCGTTAATTTGCCAGAACTGTAGATCTTTATATATTGAGTGGGGAGTTTATCACCCTTCCCGCGCATCCATTCCCGATATATACGCACCTCTGCCACATCAAGAATGCCTGGCTGCATGTGATAATGACGCATTTCTTGTTGGTGTTGCTCGGTTATTGCTTTCTTGACGCTTTCGTCGTCGAGAAACAACATGTTAGAAAGCGGCGTGTTCTTCATGCTCACTGCATATTCCGTGTCTGGATGAAAGCGTTTTGCTCCCTCCTTTTTATTGAGCACGTCGCCTAGGTCTGGCATCTTTCCTCTCACCACTATATTGTGAATGGTCAGGTCGTCGCAATGGCTCTGTCTGATATAATCGATTGTTTCGTTCACTGGGAACTCAGCTCTCTCTTTACTTCGTCTAACGTCGTAGGTTACCCCAACGTCTTCGACGCACTTCACTTTATGTCGTAGGAATTGAGGGAGGTCTGATTCTATCGGTTCGTTGTTCTTTAGCCAACCGCGCGATGCCATCAAGCGCAGTATCTTTTCTTGTTTCACCATCGGAATGATGCGGGTGAAGCAATTCGACGCAATGAACGACTCGGTTTTGATCTTCTTGTACAAAAGATTCGCATCGGTCGTCGTTGCGACGCTTCGTTCGTCTATTTCATTCATTGGTTTTTCAACTCTTTTTTTAAGTTAGGGGCTAACAGCCACATGACTACTAGCCTTTCCTACTTCATTTCAGCACTCCAAATACAATAACCACAGCCAGCACCCAGGGCACGATACAAAAAGCAACGGTCATCGCATGATCTTTTTTAGCATTCCGGTGTCGAAGGCAGTAGGAGCGGTAGCCCATTGGGATTAATCTGTTTATTCTAATATCCCTAATCTCTTCACGATAGCGTTCGATTCTTTTTTCTATTCTTTCAATCTTTTTAGTCCTTTCCATTTAACCCCTCCTTATCTGAAATGTTCTGCAGTCTCATCATAACGCCCCACCCTCTGCTCAGCTTTTTCGGATCACCGGCATAGGACGGGCATGCCTCGGTAAATGCGCTTATTGTTTCGCCTGTGTCCCTGCAGCGGATGTGTAGGTCTCTCAACGTATATGCCCGCCTGCAGGTGTGGCAGCGTTTTATTTTGGCCATTTCTTGCATAAGAGTTACACAGTACAAGCGTTAGGTCTAAGCTTATTAGCTCCTCGTGCTCGGTAGGAAGGTTAAACCCTCGTGCTTTGCAGTAGTACGCATTATGTCGTATGACTGCGTTCGAGCAGCTGTTACACGGCGAAGGAAGCTTCATTTTTCACCCTCTTTTATATTCGTATCCTGGTGCATCCATGCCTCTCTACAGGCTGAATGGATAGTGTACGGCATGGCATCCCTTACCCCACTATAATGTGGTTCGCGTGATTTTATCTCCCTGCCGCATTGTTCGCACAGCATGTTTTACCTCTTAAGATGGTACATAATCCGCCTACCGTCAGTTGTTGAGAGCCACATACCTACCTTTCCATCCTGGCGTAGTTGCAGTAAATACCTACATGTCGTAGGCTGCGAGGTCTTTGTTGCTTTTGCTAGTTCCCGGGAAGTACAGGGGCCTATTTGTGCCATTGCTGTAAGATAAAGACTCTCAGAATAGAGCTTCATTCTTCAACCGTAGCCAACATCATACTGTAATGGTTTTTGATCGCTTTCTTTCATCTCATGGAGTTTCATTTGAATCCTCAGAGCAAGTTCAAGCCGCTGTAAATACTCATGATAATCATCGCGCATTTTAGTAACTTCTGGATCGCTGTCAGGTATGCCTCTTCTTTGTAAGATATTCAACAATGTAGCAAGCCCTGTGACTATTGATTCGCACGACATTACCATAAAGGCCGCGATATCTGCTCCGTTGAGTGTGATCTCAATCTCTTTAAGTTCTAGTTCCTCAACCATTTGATAGGCCTCATTTATTTGGTGATCTTAGATAGTTCGCTCTACAAGCGAGGTGCAACTGGTACTGCTCACCGTCTCGCATCCCAATAAGAATAGACTCGCGTTCCTTTATCTCCCTGCCGCAGTAGGTGCAATTTTCGGTCATTTTTCACTCTTCACGCGTACCAAAAGTCCCCCTCATATTTTCTAATAAGTTTCATTCCTTCCGTGTACCCTGCTTCTTCTAGCACATCAAAACATAAATCATCTATCTTACTGTGAGCTTCTTCGTTATCAAAGATTCCAAGTTCCCCATTATAACTTAGGGCTTCCTTAACTTTCTTTTCAAATTCTTCTGGTGTCATTTTTCAATCTCCCATAAAATGTGCATATTCTTAGGCATGCCAAATAGCAGCCACATCATGGTCCGGTAGTGCTTTTTTAAGGTGGTCATTTTTCATTCCCGATTAGCTGCCCAAGCGCAGTAATATCTTTTATTTCTGTATTTGGGATGGTTAACCAACTGTTGTCACATGAGGGGCATGCAGTAACCACCAACCCTTCCTTGTCAAATAAACATTCTGGTATAATCTCAAGTTGTTCTTTCTCGCAAAACGGACACGTTATAAATACAGATGTTGGTTCTGCTTTAGATTTTGGTTTTGGTGATGCTTTAACCATTTTTCAGCCACCTGATTTAAACTGCGTAGTGCTCGGAAGAAACTGGACAATACGAGGCCACTCGTCTCCCCGCTGGTTCTTTACGTTCTTCACCATCACTCTCACATGCTGGCCCAGGAGGTCATCAGTAGTCAGCGACTCAGGATACCCACCTAGTGTAACGCTAACTAAATCACGCAGTATTGAGCCTTCATTATAGTTTAGTGACATGCGCCTGGTTATCTCGCCAAAAGAGGTTTCAAAAGAGATGTATAAAAACGTCCTGACTCCAGGGCTGCCGTCTGGTGTTTTATTGTAATAGTCTGGATCTTCGCTTGTCCATGTTTTCCTTATTACAGCTTCGTAAACGTCTTCTTTTACTGCACTAAGATGCTTCTTGCGGATTATTTCTATTGTTTCATGCTTTGGGCCGCGTTCTTCTGTTGAGCTTGCAGAATTTGGAGTATCAACATTTACTACTTTATATGGCCTTTCATCTGCCCTTTCTGCGTTAACTTCTGAGGGAGTCATATAACGCGGTTCTTTTTTGGGTTTAGTTACTTTAAATGCCTTTGCTGCTTCATCCTCTTCAGACTCACTGGGGATAAATTCTTCCTCTTTTCTGGCCTGTTCAGCTTTCCATTCTTCTTCTGTTTTTAGTTCTTTCATTTTTCTGCCTCTTTCGTAATTGAGACTATTCCCCATTCTATACTTCCGTCTTCTCTTTTTATTCGTTTGGCTTCTGCACGAATTCCCTTTGTCACAATAGTTACTTTAGTTGGATGATCTGTCATTTTTCACCCCAATATCACCTTTTTTAAGATCTCTTCAACCATCGCCGATACTGGCAGCATTTCATCGTGCGCCATTTTCTCTACTGTTTCGCGTATATCAGGTCCGAGCCAGATGTAGAGCTTTCTGTATCCTTCCTCTGCTCTTCTCCTTTCCCATAACATCTTTTTACTTTGATATTTTACCATCTTACTAGTTTCAGATTTTAATGTTGAGTCTTAGTTTATAGACTTCCTCAGCTAACGCGCAGAGGGCCTCTGCGAGCAGGAGCACGTCGCGACTGTACAATTCTTTACATTCATCTTCTTGTATTTCGCTCAGTCTGTGGTCAAGTTCCAGGAATCCCAACGTTATCACTCCTTATTACAACTTTACGTTCAAGCGTCGTGCAAGCATATCAAAACCCTTAAAGATCAAGAGCCCTTCAACCAAGACTCCGACGCCTATGCAAAGTTCAATCACAATCAGTTCGATTATCATATCAGATCAGCTGTTTCCATTTCGGTCTATTTTTAATCTTATTGTTCCAAATTCTTGCATCTTCAACTACATCAGGATTATAGCTTACCCATCTACATAAATGGCCGAAAGACCAGTGATGCGTACGGCAAAGCGTTATCAGATTATCCTCATCCAATTCTTTTTCCGGATACCACTGGAACGGCAACACATGATGAACAGCGCTGTTATTGCTACGAGCTATAGCGCCACATACTGCACAAGCGGGGTGTTTTTTCCTGAACCGTCTGCTTACTCTAGACCAGTTAGGACTCCTAGCGTATGTAGAGAGAAAAAGCCTATCTCTGCGTATATCACGTAACGTAACACTTGCGCTCATACCACACTTTCTCTGTTCTGACGTATCCTTCCTTTTCTAATGTTCTGATCCGATGATACAGCATAGGTTGTTTTAATCCGCTGAACCGACCGAGCACAAGACACATCCAAATCATTTTTACGTTACTGCCTGGCCGGTCGCGGAGGCAGTCAAGTATTCCCTGATCCAAAAGATCAAGTTCGCTGCTAGAGTCGGTTCGCCATTCACGGTACTTGGATGTCTGTCTCTTGAGCAATATGCGCCTCCTCGTTAACCTGGATTAATCCTTCAGTATGCCGTTTTTCTTGGACTGATCTCCGTATATCCTCAATCTGCCTTAGGTGCTCTTTAACACTGTCTTCTAGCTGTGAGATTACTTCCCAGATAGAATTGAATTCTTTGGTAATTTGCTCATGTGTTAAATCATGGTTCATCGTACGCCTACCTTGATGATTAACGAAAGACCGTATAGGATTATGACCGTTGCAATGCCGTTTAAAAACAGGAACCAGTACAGCTTAGCAACTGTAACCCATGTTTCACGAAAAAGAGTATGCCGCCTATTAATTTTAGTTGTGGTTGTGATATTAGCAGTATTAGCAGCCATCTTTATCCCCCCATTGATTACAGGAATGATCTTTCTCAAAATAAGCACGCTGCGGGATACACCAGCGGTGCGGAGCGTAGCTGTCTGAGTTACGCACGTTTATGCAGGTGTCGCACCTTCTTTCCTGAGACATTCAGATGCACCCCCATTCATAAGAAAGCACTGGTCTTATAAAAACGTTTATGCGCTGGCGCTGGTCACACTGGTGGCATGTGTGCATAAAAGCCTGCTCCTCTTCACCTAGTGAAGCGCCGCAATATTTACAGTGCTCGCCGTCGATGATCATTTTTCAGCCTCTTTTTCTTCTAATCCAACTGCTTTGTCTTTGTTTAGCGCACCCTGAAGGTTAGCACCCCAAAGGTTAGCACCCCAAAGGTCAGCACCCCAAAGGTTAGCACTCTGAAGGTTAGCACTCTGAAGGTTAGCACCCCAAAGGTTAGCACCCCGAAGGTTAGCACGCTGAAGGTCAGCACCCTGAAGGTCAGCACCCCGAAGGTTAGCACGCTGAAGGTCAGCATCCCGAAGGTCAGCACCCTGAAGGTCAGCATCCCGAAGGTCAGCACCCCAAAGGTTAGTACCCTGAAGGTTAGCATCCTGAAGGTCAGCACCCCAAAGGTCAGCACCCCAAAGGTTAGCACTCTGTAACATCTGTGGTGTAAACCACGATTCCAAATCGGCGATGTTGAAGATACTACGCGCTACTGCTGCGAATGCTTCTTTACAAGCTCGGAGTTTATAGCCACGTTTGATTACCCACCCATCTGGGTAATACTTATCAGCTACGTCGTGTACAATATCATCTCGTATCTGGTCTGGAAACAACACTTCAAATTTAATATGCGGTCTTTTTCCATAACGTAGGTCATCATCAAGCGTTGCTAAAAGTTCATCATGCGAACACACTTTCGGTTGTGCGTAAACTTTCCATTCTCCATCTATCTTTTCGGTTATTACCGCTAAACCTTGGCACATCTCAGTCCAACCCCTCTATAAGTTGTTCAACTACAAGGTCGGGAGTTACGTGTCGGGCGTTGGCATAGTCAAAGAGAGAAAGTAATATCCCCTCATCCATAACCATGCTGATCTTAGAAAAGTAGCCACTCTTTTTAACCATTTAGTCCACTTCCGTTGATAATAGCTTTAGAAGCTCCACGCGGATTTTCAAGTCTCCACGTCTCTCGTGCTCGCAGACGATCTCGTTTTTCATCTTCTGCACTACCTTCAGCATGTCCCTGTGCGCGTCAAGTGCAGCCTCGTAACCTTCAACGTCGCGAAGCATGATTTCACTAGCTGCTTTTTGGCTGTCAAGGTTCGGATTAATAAGCTTGCCTGTGATCTTGCTGACCTCAGTTGCCGCCTTAACGAACGCCTGAGCCTTCGCTAAGTTGAGTTGATCCATGACTCCTGCAGCTTCGTATTCGGTTTCTGCGATTGCGTCACTCAACGACTTTATGTGGTTCCGCGAGTTGCGGAGATCCCGAAGAATCTGTTCCGCTGTCGCCTCGACGGATGACTTAAGAATTGGTTCTTGCATTTTTAGTCACCTCTTTTGTTAACCTTGGTATTAACCTAGGTTAACTTTTAGGCTGGATACACTCTCATGTACCCATTTACCTTAATGCATCCTTTCAATAAAAAGCTTTCTATTTACCTCTAATAACAAAAATAGTACAAAAAAAGAAAGCGAGTGTTAACCTAGGTTAATTAGATTAACGGCGTTTATGCATCGCCTTTTCGTATTCACAAAATTGCTCTTCCGTAACATTGTGGCCATCAACGGTATATTTGAATTCACCTTTACCTACTGATAACACCGTCTCTCGCGGAATCGTATTATACTCCTCACAAAGGTACGTATCCACCTTTCCTTTAACTTGTCGTGCAATCGAATCAATATCTTGCCGCCGTTCCTTCTCTCGTAACTTGTGTAGACGTTGCCATTCTCTATGTTTCTTCTCATCTCTGCGTTTTTGTAACGTAGATTCGAGGCCTAACTGTTCTTCAATACCTTCAATGGCGCTTTCAGCAATCTTTTGTGCGTCTTCGTTACCAGGAACAAACCATGCATCATCATATGTTTCTTCATAATAACCTTCTCGCCATTCGGTTTCGTCATACTCTTTAAGGAGTCTATCACGTAACGCGGTTAACTGCTCACGCTCTGTCTGTTTCATTTTTCATCTCCTCATTTAAACAATACGACATAAACTATTTCCTGGGGGTTCCACTCAACTTTATATTTCTCTATCCATGCCTCTTTAAACGTCTCAAGATCGGGATACCCAGCGCTCTTTGCATCCATGTCTTTGAACCGGCCCAGTGGTCTTTTGAACACGTCAGAAATTTCAAGCGGCTCAGCTCTGATGAGTGGTTCAACAATAGCATCCTCCCTTAATCCTGGTTTGAGCGTGCGTTCTATGAGAACCCGTTTCGTTCCGGACCGCAGGGCCTCGTAGTCTGCTGCTGTCATGACAAGTGTGGGCCGGAGCGGTTCAAGGTGCTCGAGTCGTCGTTGCGTTAACTCAGTTATAGGCGTTTCTGGTTCCTCACGGGCTTCTGAAATTAATAGTCGCGCTCTGTCGCTTGTGAGCTTCGGATGCGTCACTATCTCCTGCGCTACTTCCCTTTGTCTTTCTTTATCAGGAATATGTGATATTTCATACGCTATTCTGTCAGTTATCGAACCTTGCGGGATCTTGCCTGACTGATCTGATGGTGCTACAAGGTCCTGCACTTCCGGATCAAGGTCTGTTACGAGTTTAACAAACTGATTAATTCTTGCTGTTGATATGCCAAGCCTGCGCGCCATTGCCCGTTGATTTGGATACTTTGAGCTAAAGCGCTTTTGTAATTCTAAAAGAGCTCTTCCCATCTCAACGCCGCTGAGGTTTCGACGGATGGTAGAAACGAGTCCAAATTCCAAGACCTCATCGTCCGTTTTCGACAGGATAAGTATAGGAACAGTGGCTTGCTTTGCCTTAATCGCGGCCTGTAAGCGCCTGTCGCCGTCATAGACCTCGTAAAGATGGCCTTCTTCGTCTTCCTCTATCGGTCGCACGCGTATCTCAGTATCAACTCCTCGAACTGAAATACTCTGGAATAGTTGTTTATCCTCCTCTTTATCGACCTCTGTGCGAGGGTTTAAGCGATTAGGGCGGATTAGTTTTGTACTAACAAATAATCGTTTTGTTTCTTTTGGGTATTCTTCCTTTGTTTCAATTCCTTCTGTTGCCATAATAGTTCACCCCCATTAGGGAAAACCTAAATGAAGGCTTCCAATAAAAGCTTATTGGTTTGTGATACGTTAAAGCTATGTTACACAAGGGTGTTACAAACCATAGAGGGCTTATTTTTAATTATTAACGCGAAAATCAATAATTTCCGTGTCGTTCGTTTTTTCTCCCATTATAATAATCTCTAGCCTTTTCTTCCGTGATCCAACCAGTAGAGATCAATTCAGTTACTCGACCGTACGGTGGCTTAAATCCTTTATACGTCGTGTGAGTTGGGTTTTGGCAGCGTGTATGGTCGCAGCATACAAAAAGCTTACGTCTGTCTGGTAGCGTGTACCATGTTGTCAAAAAGAGATATCTGCGAATTTGAACGTATCTCCCTTGACCATCATCTGTCTCCACCATCTCCTTAGTTAGATAAAGTTGACCTGTATCGTCCTTATCTTTCAGAGTCCAACACCCTGGTTCAAAACATCCGTCTATCCTATCTCGCAGCTCTTTTCTTATCCGGACGTGGTTTTGTTCGGAGAGTCCCGGTCTAAGTCGGAAGATATTTGCCATAAATATTAGTGTGTGCTGATTATATATAAAAGAGTTGCAAATCTGTAAATCTGTACCGACTCCGCGAAGCAATCTCCTCCTAACGAAAGTGATATTCAGATGTGCGTGCTATTTACCAACTTATTTATAGTATAAAATACAATAACAAACGAAGGATTTTTTTGATTAACTTACTCACTCTTTTTTTGAGAGGGGTCTTTCGGAAGCTAACACAGGTTTACAGATTTGTAACTTTTTTATAAAGGATCTGTAAGTTTAATCCAGCTTAACTTTCTCATCACAATCATAACCTTTATCATCTCTCCTTATAAGGTTACAACTTATGCCATCAATCAAACTGGATCTCGACGATGATCTCTTAGAGAAAGTAGAGCGGGACACTCTTGACAACGGCACATCTAGGCAGAAGGTCATTCAACATGCCGTTGAGATATATTACTCATCAGAAGCGCATAATATTGATCTGCTTAAAAAAGAGCTGGAACACAGGGGTGAATTGCTGCAGCTGCGAGAGAAAGAATATACAAAGCTTAACTTTGATTTTGAATGGTTACGGGGGCAGTATGATCTCGTTACGACAAAACTTCTACCTGCAGCGGAGCCTTGGTGGAAGCGATGGTTTAGGAGGAAAAATAAAGACTGAGATGAGCTTCGTTATTTCGCTTTTTGCTTATTTCACGAAATTATTTCTCACCACATTCTATACAGGTCCCCCGTTTGCTGTGCCGTAAGTAACAAACTCATCCTGCTGGAACGCTATATTAATCAAAGCTCCAAATAAACTCAAGCTTGCTGTCTGGGTTGAGTAACGGTTTATCGTTGGTGTGTGTCCCATAACCTGCTCGTATATGGCGCTGTTAACCGGGGTGTGTGGGCTATATCCAAAGCTCGTGCTGTTAAAGAAGTTACTCGCGTCGTTCGTATTGTCAAACTGTTTTATGTTTAGGGCATAGGTATACATTGAGCCGTTCGACCAGATCAAGGTCGGCGTTGTGTTCTGTAGCGTCATAGAGACCTGCACAGCGTCGGAGCCGTTCTGAACTATATTGGAACTGATTAAGGTTAGTCCAGAGTTGTCTCTAGTCGAATTTACAAACGCATTTGCATAGGCGTTCACATGTGACGTTTTAATTAAAGGGGGCAGCGAGGTGCATCCGGCTCCAGCTATAAATAATGTCATTATGAGTACGGTAATAACTAGTAATTTTTTTATCATTTCACTCACCTTGCCGTAAACTGATTAACCGCCGCGTTAATAGGTGCTGGATAACCTCATCCCACGTCACGCGTCTGTTCTGTTCTTTTGATCTCTCTTGCTTTATTCGCTGTAGCTCCCAGTATGTTTTATCACTTAATGGTATTGATTTATTCATTTTTTACCTTCTTATCGTCCTTATTATCAAAATATCTCTCCCAAAACTCTTGGTATTCTTTGTATTCTTTACATGTAAGTGTGCAAGCGTCTTCCTCATACAACTTACCTTGACAACCATCACAAGGACTTTTCATAATGTTCTCCATATCCATTCACCTCATTGTAGTTATCCTACAATAATACTATAATACACTAATAGTATATATAATTACCTAACACACCTACACAAAGCTCAGTCCTAGCAAAAAGGCTACGCTATCTTTATATACGGACTCTCAAAATCGCGATTGGACTGCGGAGTGGCCTTGTTTTCTATGGTGCAGCAATAACACTAAGGAGTTAAGGGTAAAAAAGAGAAAAGAAGGGCATTATAGCCCTTGACCTACTCGGCCTTTTCGACAAACTTTAGGACCACGGTCAGTATAACACCCGCAAAAAGTAGGATCGCAGATTCTAGGGCGCTTAGGTGTACATAGCTTTGTAACGCATTTACGCCAGCTAGCAACATGCTTATAATAAGCACCCACACCCATGCCCCTGGAAGCGTTCCTGACGCCTTGAGCATATATCTTGCCATGCTATCCTCCAGTGTTTAGGTATTAGCCGCTCAAATTTATCTCTGCGCTGGCCGGCAGTATGGTTAGCACAGCGTTCAAGACAGCCGTTATCAAAGAGATCATCTCAGTCTCCGTGGGTGTTAGCGCAGAGTCCGACTGGACTAAGGCATTTAACCCACCAAGTATAACGCTAACGACTATGCGGAGATCGACAGTTGTAGTACTCATTTTCTTTATCACCTCCATTTATGTTGATTGTTTTATAAAGATCTATTTTAATGATGGAACCAAACAAACGCGCTCACTAACGCACCGATAACTAACATTAATAATGTATTTATGTATTTCTGTATAAAAGACTGCTGCTCTGATTCTTCCGTTGCACTCTTCAAAGTTAGGCTGGCCACCTTCCCTAAAATAGTATCCTGAGCTGTATCTATATTATCGAGCCGCGCTATAACGACGTCCTGTTTTGTTGAAATATACTTTAGTTTTACCCCTAATTCTATGATCTGGTCATGAGACTTATCAGCCAGCTCCGTCGCATCGCATGTGTCTTTGTCTATCCCACCCAGCTCGGCAGTTACCCCCTTCATCCGTTCCTGAATGACAATTACCGCGTCATGGGCTTCACGCGCCAAGCGTTCTAGCTCTTCAATCCTTGGCCCGCGCTCGATTGATTGTACGTTTAATGCGTCTTGTGCATCTTGTGCTCTGTCTTCCATGTATCTATTTAACCCCCGTGTCGTGCCATATCAAAAAAGAATATAGTGACCGCAGATAGCCCCGCGTAGACTGCCGCTGAAAAGCTGGCTGAGATAATAAGGAGTGGTTGTAAAAGCATTCCATCCGTAAGGAAGAACGCCTGAAGCACAATAAACATCACTACGGTTATAATCATTAATCTTTTGCGTTTTGTCCACCATGACTTTGGCGTAGATGATTTAGTTGCTTTTTTTCTCCTGTTCAGACTCGGCTGCCGTGTGTCTCTCAGCCGCCTCCTCTACGGACAACTCTTTAGCCTTCTTTCGGGCAAATATAGACCTGAGCATCTCTCGCCCTTCTGGGGTCGTGTAAAGGTATATCTCAGTATCTTTCTTGCAGCGTAAGCATATCCAGGTGCGGCCCTTCTTGCCACCTACGAGGTCGAGCTCTTTGGCGGTATTCCCACAGATGTCACACCCCTCTTTAGGGATCTTGACCCGCAACCATTCAATCTCTTCTTCTGCCATTTTAGCCTTTATCCTCTTCTCTTTGTCTCTCTCGTAGCTTTTCTATTATCTTAGCCGCCTCTTCATCGCTCAACTCGTCGTACACGCTTTTCGCGCAGACTTCAGTAAGAAATCCGTTTAGCTCATCTTCTGTAAACTCTGTAATGAGCTCATATACGCGTGTTATGGTGTCCATTTTTTACTCACCTGTTTTCTTACCTTCCTCCCACTTTTCCTTGCAGCCTGGAGCCGCTGATTTCTTCCCGTGAAAGACGTGTCGTTTTCCTTCTACTATCTTAATCTGTCGCAGTTCACGGTTTCCTATCTGCAGCCCACAGTGTGAGCATGTTTCTGTTTCCATTTCTGTTTCCATTTCTACTCTACTCCGCACTTGGTATATACTGAAGTCTTGCGCCCTCCGCTACTGTGTCAACCACTTCATACCGCTGCGCGAAAATCCCTGCCGCAGTGCCATCGTTGTATAGTCCACCCGCGACCAAAACGTTATTGCCAGTACTAGCCATCCACGTTTCGTCGCAGAAGTACGTGCTCGCCGATCCGCTGCCTGTAATCGGTAGGAAATAACACGTATTAGCCCCGAATATACCAGTAGGAATCATTGCTTTTATCCAACTCCCCCCCGCACCGTTCAAAATCGTGCCATATGAGACATACGGCGATGCGTAGTCAGCCCATTGATAATATGTCGGTCTGGTTCGGCTCTGTGGGGCTATCCACGCGGCTAGTGAAGTGTTAACGTTTAGCCCATCTATCACAGTTCTTTGGTTCCCCCAGAGATTTTCGATTCCTCGATAACTCATAGCAGTTGTGCTGTTTCCGGTCGTTCCATAAGACAAGTTCCCACGATCCGTTCCTGTTGTCCCAGTCGCACCGGTGTTTGCCAATGCGCCAGCACCCGTTATCCCATTACCAATCGCGCTTTGAGAATTAAGTGACGCGTATTCAATTATATAAAGCAGTTGCAGCGCCGAGAGTGCTTGTATGTTCATCAGTTCCCACCCCGTATCCCTAGCTTCTGCGTATGAGCGCGCTACTGTATTCGTTTCAAAGGTAGTTGGCGTCACCCCTGCTACGGAGTCGATCATTATTGTATTTTGGTTTAGGTACCCCTCAAATGCGCTTACATAAGCATAATCGACATAGTTTCCATCAACTACAAAGAGTTGGTGCGTGTCCGCTTCGGTAAGCGTATGCGTGAGGCCGGAGTGTAATGTAACCGTGCTTCCTATATCCCCCATATCAGCGATATAAAACCTTGCTTCCCCTGAACCATAATAATATGTCTCCATATAACACAAAAACGCTGGGATCTGCACCATCACCTGCCCTAGCGAGCCGGTGTTCGTATCGATATAACATCGCGTGCCCCATGTCGATGTCACGGTGCCATCGTCCCACAGGTTAACGCGCCGCATATTCTCCCACGTGCCGAACGAATTAAATAACGTGCCGCCGCTCGCGGGGCCTGTGTAAGTTCCATTCGTGCCGTCATGTCCTATCCTCGTCAGCGTCGGCGACGAAGCATTACCAGCCCAGTTTACCCCGATTATTGTCATTTTTCTCTCCCCTAATATTTGTAATACTGTATAGGCGGTCGGATATACTGAAGCCGCGTTCCGGTCACTGCGTCCGAAGAGGTGTAGCCAAACGTTACATCCTCACTGAATATTCCGCTACCAAGTCCGGTATTGTAACTACCACCCACCCTTGGAAATCTTGGCACTGACCAGTCGCTTACGGTGTAAACTGCACACATATACGACGTCGTTGACCCACCCATCTGATATTTTTCAAACTGCCAGTTATCATTCTGATATGAATCCCACCCAGTAGGGTACATTGGATTGCCGCTCGTCGTGGCAGCCGTATATGATGTCTGCACGTAGGGCCATTCCATTATTCCCGCTATGTTTATCAGCTCTAACGTGGACCCCGCGATTGCCTTTGCAGTACCGGCTACTGCTGAGATGCATATATAATAAGAGTAACTTGACCCGACGCTGAGGCCCGGGTTATTAAAGCCAGGATTAGTAAAGGTGGGGGCGACAGTTTTGTTTGTGTTTATGCTCGCGGGGTAAAATGTACCCTGCCAGACGAGTGAGTCGTATGCACCGGGGGGGGCTCCTGTCGCTGGGGTGGAACCTCCAGCCAGGGTTCGGTATATCGCCACATTAACACCATCTGCATGTGATCCTCCCCAAGGAATAGTATTATTCTGGAATGTTATCGATGCGGCGACCTGAACCTGTGTATTCGTCGTAACAATCGTAGCTGCAAGGCCAGTAAAGGCGTATGATGTGCCACTTGTGGAATAGTTAGCCCCTAACGTTCCTGTAGTATATGGGGTGCCAGTAATAATTTGGTCTGCCGTATCGGAACCAGTGAAGTTGACCCAGATACTCCTGTCTGTCGCGATATTGATGCCATCGAGCATCGCATAAATATTCCCCCAGAGGTTTTCAATCCCTCGATAGCTCATTGCATATACGGGGTTGCCGCCTATGGTATTACACCGCACTTGTCCGCTGCTGTTGCCCAAGTCATAAGAGTGTAAGCCGTGTGCATTGACGTCTGTCGAGGATGTCCAACCTGTTTTCTCTATCGCGGTGTCGTTGGTTATGCCAGCACTTAGTCCCCCTTGTGCCGTTGACTGAGACGGTACCATGCTGTTGAGTGACGCGTACTCGACAAGATACAGTAGTTCCAGCATGTTCCACGTCTGCCAGTCAATCATGCCAAAATCATACACGTTTGTCGGCCCTGCTCGCGTACAGTTCAATCCTGTATTTGATGCATAATCTCGGAACGTTGCGCGGGTTTGCCCCGTTGACGGGGTAACGTTTGCGATGCTGTCGAGATTGGGATACGTTGCACTAATCGTCGGATCGATATATGCGTCATACGCGGCTACGTAAATGAAATCCAGAACGTTCGCAGTCACACCGCTTTGGCCGCGCAAGAATGCTGGATGCAGTGTGTAGCCCTCTTTAGGAAACGGGGAGACCCAGTACTGCCATATGCCTGTTGTTGGTGTATTCCTCAAAATTAGATACCAGAACTTAGGAATCTCCACCATGATTAGTGTGGAACCAGTAAGTGACTCATTAAACGTGCTGATTCCTGCCCCATCAACTTCGCCATGAGTTGAGACATAATCCCCATTGCGGTTCATCTCTACTCGCCGGATGCCACTCCAAGGCATGTAACTATCAAAATCAGAGGTATATACTGTATACGTCGCCGTGGAAGGTACAGATGTATCCACGCTCAAATCTGCAGCATCTCCAATCCGGGTCAAACATGCATTCGGGTCTGAGTTTGATGTATCCCACTGAACCCCGAACGCAAGGTTTGGCCTATAAACGTCATAATCGTTGTACCGTATTCCGACGGTCATTTCAAAATACCCCCCATAGTCCGTAGTTGTTTTGTGGCCGCCAGCGCCCGCCTAGCCGCTGTGCCGCCGCTTCGTGAAAATATCATGGCATCTGCAATAGTCGGCACTACACGCTCTCCATCAGTTGGCGACACGGTAATGTTTATCTCACGTATTACATCGCTAAACTGGAGGTCGCCCCCGGTGTATGTGTTAGGTGTTGAACCAATATCAACGTAGACGATATCTCCAAGCTCAAACGTATCCATAAACTCTGGCCCTTCATACGGAAGCAACGTGATTTTCGCTTTCATTGCATATGAGTTCTTTGAGCACTCGATAAGCGCCTGATTCTGCATGGCGGCCATTATCGCCAGTTCTTGGTCTGAGCTTCCGCTCGAACCAGAAACGTTCCCACCATAGTCAGTAAACTCCTCACGTCTCCCGTAAAGCTCAGCACTCGTCTGATTTAAGATTTCAGTGTACATTCTATAACATGAATCGTTAGTCTGTCCGCTGCCTGACATATCATAATTTGGCCCGCCACACATCACATAATTCGCCTGCGGCAGGCTTTCGGTATAATCAAACTTCGAGATCGTACCTAACTCAGTACCAAAAATCGCCTGCTCTGTCTTATCGGTTGGTTCGTACCAAGAGTACAGAAGCCTCGTCGAAGCGGTTTCGCTCACTTGTTTGATCCCAAATGATTCTGTAATAACTAGGTTGGTTTGGGAAGCAAGTATATCCTGGCATGCTGTGAACAGGTTTTGGAACTTCCCCTGATAGGTAACCTGATTTCCTCGCTGCCGGTCTGGGGCAGTATCAAAATAATTGAGCCTGCGTTCCGGTACTGCCCAAGAGCCCAAATTGAAGTTCACGTAATACGCAAGACAAGATTCACACGGGCCAAGCACGTCATCGCTCGAAATATCAGCAGTACCGCTCCACCAGCCTGTAGACTTGTCGTAGTCGCTGGTGGGGTCTGGCCACAAGTCGCGGGTTTTTAAAAATGATGTGTCACTCTCTCCAGTCAATGTTACCGTATCAGTAAATCCATCATACACCCGTTCCGCACTTATGATAATACCAGTAAGGAGTGCATCTTCCAGCGACGTGTTGTTTCTGGTAATAATCACGCCAAGCGGAGCGCCGTATTCTCCACAACCGCCAGGGGGCACTAACATAGAGCTATATAGTCCGCTGAGTTGCCACCGTTTGACAAACTCTTTTGTAGGCAGCACGAGCGACCACGTAGACACGTCCCCCCATTTAAGATCAATAGTTAACGTCGTAAAATCAGCTACTAAGTCCATGCGCTGGAGGTTGCTGCCGCGTGTCCAAATATCGTATGTGCCTGCTGGAAACTCCACGATTTTAACTCTCCGAATTACCTAGAAAAAGGATACCGATAAAACCACCAAACAAAAAGCCAAAACCCCACCCTAGTTGACCGGCCCACAAAAGTAGGCCACCTATTCCACATCCGATTACCCCAAAAAAGGCAACCTTCTCATTATCACTTAGTCCTAGAAACCAGCTTTTAAATGTCATAATTATACTCCTAGGTACTTATTAACCCATCTCACTCGCAGCTCAGTGTTCTCGTCGCTATCGGTAAATATAGGCACGATCTCATTTGGCCCTGGTGCAAGTGGGAATAACTGTGAATCAGTACTCAAGCTTCCAAAATCAACGGCGACGTGGTTGCGTAATACGTCGCGGTTTCCAGGCCGCGTGTCTATGTAAACGCATTGCTTAGTTGTTACATCTTCCTGGAGATCAAAGAGAGAGCCAGTTGTTATATTCTGCACTTCAACTTCACTAAAAGCCCCGGTTAACGACCACACCGGCCACGCTGGAACATCGCCTTCATTGTAAAGGGTAATCTTTGAGTTTATGCTGCTAATGCCTGTCTCACCAGCTTGCGCGTTTAGAAATAGTTCGTTTTCCGTTGGGTCATACCAGTACGGATCAAACGCTGTAAATATCGGAAGGAACGCATAAAACACAGATGGAAACGCAGTATCAGATGTTTCCTGAAAGCCCATCCCTTCGCTGTAATAACAATTAATCATCCTAACCTTGCCGTCAGGAGATACTACTTTCAGTTTCGCTGAGCCGAGGTCGTAACTGAAGGCAACGTTTAAAGCGCGCAAGTTTTCTCGCACGCCTTCAAGGTCTTTACCAAGAACGGTAATCGGCAGGTCTATCTCTCGAGGTTTCGTCAGCTTAATCCTGAGTACTTCACCTGGATATGTGTACACTGGTTCGCTTGTGTACTGATACGGAGGCATCCACCTGCCACTTACCCCCCACCGGATATCATAATTAACGTGGTCTGTCAGGTCAATGGTTCCGCCGTCACCGCGAATGAAGTAGATTTTATCAGTTGTTGTTGCCATTAGAGTAGCCTCAGATTATCTCCCCTTTCCGGGTTAGCGTTGAGGATTGGCGGATAATGCAGGTGACACGTTGCGTTCATGTACGCCCACATATCGCACTGATTCCACACCATAGCATGATTGAGAACCGCCTTTGCTGCATCCATAACTCGCCACATATATGGGTGTTCCAATATGAACCCCCTCTCAAATTTAACAAGAGCCAGCCCTGGGGCAACCCCTCTTTTTAGTTTATTTTCCAAATCGCGCCCGAAGTGGTATCGTATCAAATCTCTAATTGTGTATTGCGTGAAGCCGCACCACAGCTCAGGGCAGTTTATTAACTCTTCAATAGCTCCATTTGGAAATACCATGTCATGCTCGACGTTTATGAAGGTCTCGCACTCATCCCATCGCTCTTGAAAGTACTCCCTATAACTATCCCAATACGTCATTTTCACCGTTGTATATTCGTAAGGATTAAGGGAGAGCAATGTTTCTGAGTGAATTTTTGTATACGGCACAAATATTTTCACGCCTGTTGTATCAGCAGTATCAACCATCAGTACCATCCCGTCTGGAGGAGTTCATTGCGCTGTATCTGTTTAACCACCTTGTCAGCCATTCTTTTTACTGCTGCGTCATTTTCATCGCCAGAAACGTGCATATTGATTGTGTACTGTGTGCCGAATGAACCTACTTTATTGAGTGGGATAACCGCTTCTGGACCTGCTTCGCCTGCGAGCACCCGTGTTGGACGGGTAATGATACCGCCGTGTTGCATCCCCATCATACCCATAGCCCCGGTTGCGACAGCCCCGATACCAGTGAAGATAGTGCCAACGTCCCCGATGATTTTGCCCCAGTCAATCGGAGCTTTTGTTGAGTGGGTAATATAGTAAGAGCCATCGTATGAAAAATTGCCACTTGTTGGCTGTTTCTGTTCCGCTATCGTGTTGGATATATCGGTGACCAAGTTGAATATCCCTTTAAAAATATCAACGATTCCGCTTATTATCCCACTTATTCCGCTACTGCCGCCACTGCTGCCCCCGCTTCCCATCACAGATGAGAGATTTGAGATAGCGTTCGACGTCGAGTTAGTATTATTATTTACGGCACTTACAAGATTTGCCCCGTTGGTGTTTATAGACCCGCCTGTCTTCGTTGCGCTATCTGTGCTGGCGGTTGTAAGGTTTGAAACGCCCGATATAACACCCATGATGCTACTACCCGCAGTAGAAGCAAGATTCATAACGCTATCAAAGATTGATTTGTTCGTGGTTATCTGCGCCTGCCCGTACTGTTGCAGGTTAGATACCACAGAGTTTGATCCTATCGCTGTGCCTGATCCTGACAATGCTGTGACAATCTGCGGTGTGCCACTACCTTCTGGCTGGCTCGTGTACGGTGGGTAATAATCAAGATTTGTGAGCACGCCGCCGAACCGCTGCGGAAGCATCTTTAGGCTTTCCTGCGCGCTCATAAGGCCAAAAACAGCGTCGCCGATTGAGGATATTCCGCTCGTCACTGTAGATACGAGGCTGGTGATATTCTTGTTGGTTTCGGCTGCGGCCTTCGCAGTATTAGCAGCAGTTTGTGCGCCATATGCTGCGATCAGCGTAGTCGCATCCGAGATCTTTGATGTGTCCCTTCCACTGGCTTTATAATATGTCTCGGCAGCATTGATCTGTTTCTGTAATTGCGCTGCCGTCTCTTTTGTATTCACGGCAAGCTCTGTTAAATATGCAACTTCCTCGTCGGATGTTTGATAATTCCATTTGTGTGTTTTAAGGTCTTCCCACGCGCCCGGGGTCGCTGCCGTCGCTCCGCCCGCTTTGTAACCACCAGGAAGTGTCGCGAAGTCCGCAGCCAATTTCTCCAACGCGCCCTTTACGTCGATAGTTGACGATGCCGCTTTTCCATATAACGGATAATATGTATTAACAAGGTTGATTTGTTTTTGTAATTGCGCGTTCGTTTCTCCGGTATTGAGCGCGACCGCCGTGAGATATTCAATTTCCTGGTCTGCCGTCCGCGATGGAGCGTAGTATGCACTCTTGCTGCCGCCCAGCTGTGATTTGTCCCATTGCTGTAACTGCTGCTCTTGATTATACTTATCTATCTGCTTTTGAGTTGGATGCTTGCCGAGCTTTCTTGTATTCTCTTCGATCTTTCTTGTATTCTCTTCGGTCTTTCGTGTATGCTCTTCCGTCTTTGTTCCAGAGGTGTCATGAAAGCCGCCTGTTCCTGTGATACCGCCTTTCGCCAGTCTAGGGAGTGAATTTAAGACCGTTGACCAATCCCCACCCCATAAATGCGCTGGGATAATCGCTTCGGATTCGCCCGCTTCTCCAACTATGACGTGAGTCCCACCTACTCGTGACCCAACATTCCCTCCGCCTTGTAAACCTCCTACGTAGTAAAATGGGGGTATAATCTTTTTTTCCTGATTAATAATCCAATCCCTAAGTGCATCGACGCCATATTGCGCCTCAATCTGCTGTGTGGATGTCTCCCCAACTACCCCCCCACCCTGCAATCTTGGAAGCCCTATAGCACCAACCATAGACCCGACTGCGCTATTTTTAACACACAACCCACAGCTACAACAAGTCGGGTCGCTAGAAACGAATGTATAACCCGGTGGGCAAAAACATCCACCGTATCCATTAGGTACAGGACTGGGGCCGTATTGAAAACCTACTGCACCACCAATACGCCCGCCACCCTGCAATCTTGGCATAGCACCTACGATTACTCCTCCTGCTGCTGGGAATGGATCAGCTAAAGTGCTTAAGTGCCCCCTTGGCGAGAGACCTTGAACTTTTTTGGCATCGGGGTAATCTGCCATTAATTGGTTACAGATACTACAACCACCAGTGAGATCACTGAGGTAAAGCGTCTGCCCGCTGCCTGAATGTTGACTTGGGACTGGTTGCGAGGTCGGTCCACTTACTTTTGTCGGTCCCCCTTTATTTTGCGCACCGAGTAAGATGCCAGCTGCTTGTTGCGCCCACTGAACAATTTGTTGCCCCCACGCAAGTGCGCCATTTACCCATGATGTTACAGCCGACACTACTTGGTCAGCAATTTTCCCTCCCCACGTAAGAGCACTGCCTATCCAATTTTCTATAATTTTTGCGACATCTTCTACAGCCTTAATACCCCAGTTAACACCACCAGTTAGCCAGTTCGTTACGCCAGATGCTAGATCAGCGAGGAATTTGATACCCCAATCGACGCCACCAGTTAGAAAGTTCGTTACGCCAGATGCTAGATCAGCGAGGAATTTGATACCCCAATCGATCCCGCCCTGTAAAAAGTTTGTGACTGCATTGACAATTGTTTTATCTATGCCTAACGCCCAGTCTATATAACTTTGAATCCATTTTTTAACGGTAGAAACTATCGCAGTATCAATGCCTTTTGCCCAATCAATGTATCCTTGAATCCATTTTTTAACGGTAGAAACTATTGCGGTATCTATCCCCTTTGCCCAGTCTATATAACTTTGAATCCATTTTTTAACGGTAGAAACTATCGCAGTATCAATGCCTTTTGCCCACGTAATTCCGCCCGCTACCCATTGGCTAACTGCTGCGCCTACTCCGCTAAGACCGCTTGCTGCTCCGCTAAGCGCGCTGGTAAGGGCCCCACCAATACCTCCCATCGCTCCGCTGAGCGCGCTACCTATGCCTCCAGCCGCGCCGCCGAGCATGCCACCAATTCCACCTAACGCGCCACCAAGCGCGCTAGTGATGCTGCCACCTATTCCGCCGAGCATGCTTTTGATTGCGGTTCCTAAAGCAGAAAGAGCTTGACCCCAATCAACTTGTTTAAATCCTTGGATCAATGATTGTCCAAATGAAGGCAAAAGAACGAAAAGTAGCTGGAAAATCTGGAGCCAGTTAACCATCCTAAACAGTTGAAGCATTGTTTGCAAGAACTGTGCGGCAGAATTGGCAAGCGACTTGAAAAGTCCCGCTATGACGTCGCCCCAGTTGATCCCTGTTAAGGCTTTTCCAACCCCACCAAATGCTCCACCTATAGTCTTTACGAATCCGCTAACAGCTCCACCCCAATCTACTGACTTAATTGCATTTAGGAGCGCCACCCCAATCGGTGACGGTTGGAACATCTTACTAGCGATGCCACCCCAATCAAGATTTATGATGCCTTCGAGCGCGGCTTTCCCTATGGCTAAGCCTATTCTTGGAAGTAGCTCTATAAGCGCGAGCGCCAGGCCTCCGAGTGCTCCGACCAATTTTGCGAGCACGTTAGGCGCGGCTTTCGTAGCGCCGTCAACCAGTGATTTATTCATCCCAGTAGACACGGAAGCAGTTGCTCCGGCCCCTCCTCCGCCGCCTCCGCCGAATAAACCAGTGATAGCGTTAACTAATCCGCTTATAACCTGATCCCAGTTGATGTTATTGAGCCAGCTTGTTATTTTATCGGCAATATCAGATAATGATGATAAACCACCAAGAATAATTCCACCTATCTGTCCGGCACTTTCCTTAATAGACTGGATCATCTTGCCAGCCCACTCACCCCAGTTGAAGTGAGTGAGGGCATCTATAGCGCCTTGGAATCCTGTTTTGAGTAGGTCGCCAGCTTTAGCAAAATTGCCACTCATCAGCGCGCTAGTAAGCTGCCCGACCCATCCAACGATTGATTGGAAGGTAGTTAGAATACCCCCCACCATACTCCGAAACGTGCCGGAAGTAGCATATAAAATCGCAAAACCAGCTGCGATGGCGGCAACGATGGCGACTACGGGTAATAGTAAGGGCCCTATCGTGGCTAATAATCCTACTTCTGCCGTAGTGCCTCCAAGAGCGCCTCCAACAGCGCCTTCTGCCGCCCCCGCTTCGCCTGCCGCAGCGCCTCCACCAAGTCCGACTTTACTGCCGATGCTTAGCACCTTTGAGGGCACGCTTGACATGCTCGAGGCGAGGTTTTTAATCTGCGGGACAATCTTTTCAATATCTTTAGGTAGGCTTTTAACGCTCATATTAAACTTGCCGAGCACGATGTTGAGCGCACCCATCCCACCTACCAGCCCAACTAACGCCATGCCCACCAACTGTATCGGCATAGGTAAATTAGCAAACGCGGCCACTAACGAGGTAATAATAGGTAGTAATGGGGTAATCGCATCTAAGAGGCGTTCCAATAGCGTTATTAACGTTTTCCCTAAAGGTGCAAAGGCGACTTCTAATTTGTTTTTAAATTCGGTGAGCCTTTCTGAGAAGGTTTCCATCGCGGTTCCGGCCTTCTCGGTTGCTCCTGAGCTATTTGTGATAGAATTTACTAACTCATCATTATCAAGTTTGCCACTCTTAGCTGCTGCCTTAAAGCTCTCCAGATTATTGCCAAGGAACTTTATCTGGTCTGCAGTAAGCTTGCCGTCCTTTGCTCCCTTAATTAAACCATCAAAGAATTGCTGCGAACTTTCGTGTGCTTTTGATGCTGCTGCCGGAATCTTCTGTATCTCTGATGCTAGTTGTCGGGCGGGAATTCCAGCGGCAGTGAGCCCAGAAAGCATCGCAATCTGCTGAGGGATAGACTGGCCCATCGCAGTCATCGATGTAGTAGTTTTATTAAATACCATACCGATTTGACTTACGGATACGCCCGTTTTCTGGAACGCGACGGTGAACATGTCACTTAGCTGCGGCATCGTCATAAGGGGTTTCTTTGCTCCCTCGAGTCCGAGATTCGCATCATTTAACGCTTTTGTGAATGTAGTGACATTAGAAGAGGCGCTCGTTCCGGTAGCGATAGAATAATTGATTACCGCTTCTGAAGCTTTAGTGAGCTCATCGCCGTTCAGTCGGAGAGATTGATTAAGTTGGTCTATAACAGAGGTGACTGTCCCAGCTGATTCGGGGACGTTTGAGTAAACAGAATTCCAGGATGCTTCTAGTGACGCAAGTTGTGTTCCTTGTGCGCCAGTCGCCTTCGCCATCTGTGAATACGCCCCATCGACATCTTGAGCACTCTTTACAGCGAACGCGCCGATAGCTACGGCAGCACCCCCAAGCCCTGCTGCGACAATGTTGCCCAGCCCGCCAAATGCCGCGCCTAAGCCTTTAGCTTTAGAAGCAGCGCCTTCTGCTTTTGTGCCGAGCTCTTCAGTCGCGGTAGCGGCTTGCTTAGCACCGCTTGAGAATCCTCCAAAAGCAGAAGCGTTTGAGCCAATGGTAGATGTTAACCCCTTGGCCTTGGATTCTGTTTTATCTAAAGAAGCCCCTAAATTCTCAGCGTCTCCTGCAACGCCTTTAAAAGAAGTAGATAAACCGCTGGTCTCTGCCTTAACACCAGCTAATTCAGATTTGAGGCCAGAGGTGTTGGCAAGGATTTTAACTTCAAGCGTGTCGAGAAGCGTCATTTATTTATGTACTCTCAAATCTTAAAAAGCCGTCAGCTCTGGTAAACATAGATAGATAGCCTAGATTTTAGACGCAGCTTAAGAAGCTGGATCACATGCCTGGAGCCTCTGGTGAAAGTTATCTTGAGCCTTTTTTCGCTTCCCGCTCCATCCTCGCGAGCTCTTCTGCTTGTTCTTCGCCTCTCACGTCGTAATAGACCCGCCACAACATTAGTTCCTCAGTGGTCATATAGAGCACTTCGCGGACGGTCTTGTGAAGTTCGCCTGCTAAATCAAATATGAACCTCAACCACGTGTTTTGCGAAAATCCTCGCGTGACTGTGCCAGTTCAGCCTGTGAAAGCCCTGAAAGGCTGTCTGCTACGTTGCCCAAGAGATCAATAATACCAGGGTGCTTCTGAGCGAGCATGTCGTGGTCTGCAGCGGTGAACAGCTTTGATCCTGTTGCTGGGTCGAACGCGCACTTGATTACTATTTCAATATTAGACCATTCCTTGACTGCGCTTATAGGCACGCCGTTCTGGAACTTGATCTGCGCTTTCTGCTGCAACTCTGCCCAATCACCAGCCGTAAGGCTCTTCATGAGCACTTCTGCATCGTCCCACCAGGGCACTTTGACCAGCTCTTGGCGTCGGTCATTGACGTTCAGGATGCGGTCGCGTAGTGATAATCGTGTAGCTGGCTTTGCGTCGATCTTCTTTTGCTCTTCCATCTTCTTCTGCTTCTCTGGGCATTCTGGACAATCGTCGTCTTCTACTTTTTTATCTACCAAAGTATATCCAATCCTCCTCTCATTTCCGTTAGCCGCTTATAGGGTCAAGCTCACTGTACCCGATCATATAATATTCATCTCCAGGGTTGTTAGCGCCTAAGCGGTATATCATATGGCCGTCAGCGTCAACTGTGCCCTCAAACTGCACCGTTTCTGAAACTACGTCGCCGGTTATTACCTTGATCGCGTCTTCACTAACTTTCGCCCACGCCATCATGCTCGGGAGTGGGTTGATAGAATTCGACCAAAACTGAGCGACGGTTATAATATCGGTCGTCGGCATCTCAGTAAAGTACTGGTTGTGACCTTTCCCTGTCTTGGCCAAGTGGACATAGATCTGCGTTGCGTCTCCGCCTGAAGTAAGATCACCATAGACCAGGTCTGGGTTGTAGAAGTTAGTCAGCGTTCCTTTGCAGTCAAGTTGCACCCGCAGTCGTGATACGGTAGTCGTATTTAGTACGGTCGTATCCACGTTCTTGGAATCAACCGTCAGGTCGTACTCTTTGCAGTTAAGGAACGTTCTTAAGGGCAGATACTTCCCTGCTGACACTCGGACACTAACCCCCGCGCCTACTGCAGATTTGCACGTAATGACCCCGCCTAGTCTATCGAGCGAGTAGTCAGTTACGAGCTTCATGCTGGTCCATGTGGTAGGGTCTCCCGATCCTCCGTTGTGCTGAACCGTTACTGAATCAAAAGCACTTAGGCATGCCTTTATCGCGGGGCTGCCTGGCCACGTTATATGAAACGTCTTCTGATCGACTAATGGGTTTGTAGTTGCTAATGGTGTAGAAATAGCAACAGCGGGAGCACTAAGATATAAAGCTCCCACTGATGCCGCAGTGGCTCCTGTCATTTATGTTTCACCTCCGTTTTCGTGGCTCATACGCGCACGATCACGCGCCGGTGAGTTGTGCTATAGGCCCGTTGCCTTCTACCTGGATCGTGATTTGGTCCACATCTCCGGCGATCACTTTGGTAGCGATCTCAGATGGTAGGACACACTGCTTCCATCCGACACTATCTGAACCAGTAGGCTCAAACATCATCATAAGTGGTGCAGTCACAGGGGTCGCTGCTAATCCAAGAAGCCACGTCCAGAGCACGTCTTGACCGTTCGTATCCGTTTCATCGTAGAAGCCAGTCAACGTGTACTTCGTATCGACAATCACGTGTAGTCTCGCGACCGCTGTTAATCCTAGTGTCGTAACATCAACGTTTTTACCGTCAACAGTTCCGTCTGCTTCTTTTAGGCTCATAACTTCATACCACGTAGAGGGATCAGTCAACGTTCCTTCTGTTCCCCAACTTGGCACGTCTGTGTTGCTGTAGGTCCCAACGCCTATCAGAACCTTACCTAAATAGCCTGGTGTTGCTCCAGTCATTTTTTACATTTCCTCCGATTTTATGCCTTTGTCCTTCTTTTTAAAGGACATTGGCGCATCTGCCTCTGGCGTCTCTGTTGGTGCTTCTGCAAGCTGCGCCTTTGGCCCTTCTATTTCTATCACCTGTCCGCCCACTACAGAGAATTTTCTCTCTTGTTTCAGGAAGTCAACAACGACGTATTCTCCATCATAAACCTGGAATTTAACTGTAGTCTGAGCTACGTCTCCGAATCCTCTATACGAACGGTCAGTTATATCGTCACGCCCTTCCTTCCCTACTTTAAAAAGATGAAGAGGGGGGGCTGTGATTGGCACTTCTAGATCTACTTTCATTTTTCTTCTAAATCCTACGCTTCCTGCGCTATAATTCGATATGTGGCCACCAATCGCCTGATCCCTTTTTCTGGATCGGGTATCGGTAGAGGGCCGGTTATTTCGTGAACCATCGCAAAGTTTACATTGTCATATGAGAGGGGATGTGGGTTTGCTGTGGACTCTGATAATATCGCAGTAATTTGGCTGAATATGTTGCTTGTCTCGCTTTCGCCTGGTTGGGCGCTGTAAACGCTTATGTCCCATAGCATATTCTTTCCCATACGCCCAAAGGTTTCGAAGTGCGTTGCGCTAACCTCGTCAAACACTATGTAAGGGAGTAAAGCGTTTGGGGCGGCTTCATAATTCCACACCCCTGCGCTGCCATCCTCTTGCGCTGTGAGCTCAATAATTCCTGCATCTTCTGAAAGCAGAGATTGTATCGCAGTCTGGGTTGCCCATGTCAGCATGTTAGCATACACTTTTGTCACGACCGGCTGGTTAGCAGATCCTCCTCCAGATGGTGTTACGTCAGGCATTTTTACAATCCACCCCACAGTTCCTTGATCTGTTTAGCAATCTTCTCATTTACGCTTGCATCATGCATTACTTCCTCTATCGCTGGTCGCAGATACGGTTGGGCAGCCATCTTGCGAGTTCCCATCTCTACGTACGTCGCATACACTACCCCATCACCTGTCTTCTGCCCCCAATCACCTGGGCCTCCTGCTACAACGTGTGCGCTACCAAGAGTCGCGCTACCGGCCTCACCGTGTTCGACTCGAATGGATTTCTTTAGAGCTCCAGTCATAACGGGGACTTTCTCTTTCGCCTTTGCTACTACCGCCTCTGCAATGTCCAATGTGGTCTTGGATGAGAGCGCACCACTCGATACGCCGGTGAACATCTTTGTGAGTTTTATGTCAAGCTTGTCGAGGCCAAGAACAGTCGTTTTGATGCTGTTTGCCATTTAGAACTGCTCCTCGTCCTGGCCTGCTCCGATAATTCCTGGCTCAAATTCCTTGCAACTGACTTCGAGGTGATGGTTCATCATAACGGGATTCTCTAGACCTAAGACTGCCACAATATGCGTGCGTCCTTCTTTGGTTATGGTTAACCTGTCACCCCGTTGAACATCTGAATCTGGGTAGGTGAAGAACGTATGCGTTATGCCTGCCACGCCCTTTGCTCCTCGCTCCTCTTCATTCATTCGTGGTACTGGGATTAACACCCCTTGTAATTCTGTATCCACTTCTGTCCAGTCTACCGTAAAGCCGCCTGCTCCGTCTGCTATAAGGGTTTTGCGTTCCTGTAGAAACGTGTCCTTGAGCAACCAGGATGAAAGGGATTGTGCTGGGTATCCGCTGAATCGTGGCATTTCTTTGTCTTATACTACCCCTGCTGCCGTCTGCACGTAAATTAAATAAACGTCAATCGAACCCGTGGTTGGGCCGTTAGTTGCAGCGGTATAGTAGCCATTAACGACCGTCTGTGCTGCGTAAAACTTGACTCTCTTCGTAGTGCTGTATAGGTCAGCACCCAGATCTCCTGCGGCTTCGCCGGTTACTGCGGCAGCCGTCAGCGTTGGGGATGTGATTATCTTAGCCCCGTTACCACCACCAGTATATCCTACCGTTAAAGAGGGCGTGGGTGTGTCGCCGTTGAACGTGGCTGTGCATACTGCTATCGCCTGAAGCAAAATTGCCCCAGCGGGTAGCGTGCCGATTGCCTGCGTAGCACCGCCGTTAAAGGTTACGGTTCCTTTGATTTGTTTGACGGTTCCAGTTCCGAGTTGTGAACCTGCTATTGCTGCGGTTGATGATAACTGCGTACCTGCTATTGCTGCACTCGCTGACAGCTGTGTTCCTGCTATCGCTGCGCTTGCTGATAATTGCGAACCAGTAATGCCTGCCGTCGCTGAAAGTTGCGAGCCTGCTATCGCTGCGTTTGACGCTAACTGCGTTCCTGCGATAGCTGCGCTTGCTGATAGTTGCGAGCCTAAAATCCCTGCAGTATCGCTTAATGACGCGTGCGTAAACGTCTTAGGAACCGTCACTGACTCAGTAACTGCAGTCGAGGCAAGTTTTGCATTCGTTACTGCTCCCGCTGCTATCATTCCAGCCGTTATTGAGAGTGGGTCTATCCCAAGACCGTTCTCAGTCTCTCTTGAAATTGACGGGAAGAAATATACATCTCCGTTTGCTCCTGAAGATGACTTGCTTGCCACTACACCAACAGGCTGTTGCATCGTGCCTGCTGTAGTCGGCGCGGTAAAGGTAATTCCACCTGCAGTACTCAAGTATGCAATATCTCCAACCGTTCGGGCAGACGTGTCCATGAACCGCACCATAGCGATGCCGTTAACATAGCCGTCGGCTCCGTCGGCGATATCGCTAAGCACGACAAACTGCGCTTGTTTCGTAGCATCAGTGTTATCTGCAGCCGCGATTGTCGGATAGTTTGAATTGTAATAAAATCCGTTTATGTAGACGAGCATTCCCTTAGTTAAGGGGCTGCCTGTCGCGTTATGCACCGGAACGCAAACCGCGTTTACCGGCTTGACAAGAAGCGAACCTGTCGCTTCGTCGATTAGGTCTCCGGCCTGTATTGCGTTGCCACTGGATGTCCTAAGTTGATTAACACCTACCCATTGCATGGGCCTACCTCCTCCTTCGTTTTCTTTAGTTAGTCGATTAGTTGATTAGTTAGTGCTAGTGTTTGTTTTTTCGAGCCGCGCGAGTCTGTTTATTTCTATCTGATACATATGCGCCGTAGTCCCGCAACCAATTTCCGCGATCGCAGTATCCATCGCGGTTATTGCAGCAGCGATGTCTGATTTTTTCGTCATAATAGGATCCTTTTCAGCCATTATCTTCTTACTCGTGTTATCAAAAAATTTAGGGAGTTATTCGGCTTACCACGTCCTGTCGCTCCACATCCCTACGCGTATCTGCCTTGGTGTGGGCTGCTCGTCTTCCTGAGGCTCCGTTCCTCCGAAGTAAGGCACTGCCTGGCGGACTGCCATTTCCTTCAGCTCTTTGCTAAGCTGGAGGAAGTGTTCATACCGTTGCTGGTATGCCCCACCCCACATGCCTACCTTTTCCTCGGTAGAAGGTGCGAACCGAGCAGCGAGGGCGTTAGCTGCTACCCCCGCCGCCCAAAACGGATTAGAGTACGTCGTAGTGATAGAGCTTACCTCTTCATCGCTGAGGAGCTGGTTATTCTCGTCGGTATCGCCGATGTAGAACCTAACCTGATCCATTAACGATGTCGTTGGGTCGCCGCTATAACTCCACGTCATTTCTTTTCGCCTTACTCAAACTACTCAAACGAAGACGAAACGCAGCCGTCCAGGAAGTAGCCAAGGTCTTGAGCAATAAGTTCCATGCCCATTGCCATCTCAGCTTCCATCCTCATGGCGCGTCTCCACTCCAGCCTAAAGTTCCTGACAGCGAACCAACCAGCTCCACCAGAGCCAACGATGTCCTGATACGGGCTGCCTGAGCTGAGGTAACCGTTCCATCCGAACATATACCCCGCAGAGGGAGTCAGTATTGAAGGGTTCGGGTTCGAGTAACAAAGGAGCGCGTCTTTACCGTAAGCGAATCCCATTGTTGGCGATGCCGATGCACCTTCCGCAGCAGTGTTGACGACACACATCGGGATAATGACCCTGTCAACTGAAAATACTTGAGCAAGGGCCTGCTCCGAGATGACTGCCGGACTGCCTGGAGTTCCACCGTACTTAATCCTTTCCAGGATCTCAGGGTGAACAATCAGCGCCTCGTAGACTTCTGGTCCGATAACCAGGGTGTTCGGCACAAAGCCGGTTGCCATCGCCATCTCAAGTCTGTACTTTCGCACATCTTCAATAGGCGTTGAGTTTACCTGGTCGTCCCAGTAGACGAAGTCTTTCGTGGTCGCTACATACTCGGTGTTCGTTCCGCCGTCTACTTCGTTTGTCCACACAGAGTCGGTAAAGTAGTTCGTGACAAACTGCATCTCTCGTGCGAGGAGGAGCTTCTGTGTCAAGAACAGCGAAATATCCCGCTGCATGTTGAGCGGAGCGTCTGCGTTAGCTGCAACCATGTCACCGAGGTCAACGTGAAGGCCCCACACATCACAGATGTATGTGTTCGTCATGTCGAGCCCGTAGCCGGTTCCTGCCGTTTCCGCGCCGTCTAGTCTAACCTTAGCCTCATTCGTGAACCAGTAGTCTTTAGTGTACGAGACATAGTAATCCGACTTTTTCATTACAGGAATAAGCGGAAATATCTCGGCTGCCCTAAAGTTTTGCTGGCTCTGGATGTAGGCGATGCTGAACATCGTGTTTGGAACGTTAACGTGTACATCGAACACAGTGGGCTGAGACTTCTTGAGTTGAACCTCATTTGGCATTGTCCATGCCTCATAAGGACTCTCAATATAGCCCGCCTTCGTGAGTCGCTGTGCGGCTCCATAGAGACCTAGGTTAGGTGTTGGCGAGGCAAAGTTTCTGAAATTTGTTGCCATTTTCTTTTTTCCTCAGTTGTACTCGACGTACAGTGTTATTGAGCCTGTATCCGAGCCGCCAAACGGCGTCGTGCCCTGCGTCACGTAAACGCTTATCTTGTTGGTCGGTGTAAACGAGCCTGCGGTTATAGTGCCTGCATCGGACGTCATTACAGTACCGAAAGATTCAACGTGGGCTTTCGTTAGTTGCGTTACTGGTATTGAAAGCGTACCTATTGAAGTCGTGCCTGCTGAGCCTAGTAGGATTGTAAGCGCTGCAGATGCGCTCGTGGATGCCGAACAAACTGACGTTGCGACTGCGTATATATCAGAAACCGAGCCGGTAAATCCGAGTGGCATTGCCTGATAAACGTAGCCGGTTGTAGCTAGTTTCGCGATAGGTATCTGGTACGGGAGCTGTCCTGCTCGTACCGTTGCGGACGCATTCGTGCGCGCCATCATAGCGACTTCGTGAATCTCGCCGGTTCCACCAGAAACGTCTACCATAAACGCAACGATAACGTCAGAGCCTACAGTACCAGTACCGAGTCGCCCTGCCGTGTCGCCAAGCTTGAGGCCGTCGCCATGTGCGGGCGTGCTGAGCATAACTGCTTTGCTGTGTCCGAGTTCTCGCACAACGGCTATATCGCCAACTGGTGGATCGTTTTGTAGTATTCCCCACACTCGGTTAGCTGGAACCGTCGCTGTGCTAGAAGGACCAACGCTGTTTCGCTGAGACGTTGACGCAAGATACATCAGACCGTCGTTGCCCATTGCAACAGCACGGAATTGATATCCTGTTAAACTTTCGCCCGCGACATATGACATGTCGAGGACGGGTACATCTCCTGCCATGTTACTGCCTCCCCGCTGTTAGGTTGCGCTGAAGGACTTGGTTGTATCCTTCTGGGTCTGCGTGTACGATGTCAGTATACGCCTGTTCATACGTGACGCCGCTCTTTTGTACTCTCTCCTGTGCCAGTGCGTCCCACCTTGTAAGCGGATCTGAGGCATCGGCTTCGAGCGCGCTACCGTACTCGGCAAAAAGATCACCTTTCCGTAGCATCTCCTCGTGAGCGTCGAGCAGGTGAATGAAGCTCTGGAATCCCTTTTCACTGAGGTTGTCAGCGGCTTCCTTCATAAGAGCAACAAAGTCTGCGCCCTTGGCGATGCGCGTATATTGCGCCGCCTTCTGGACAAAGACTCGCTCCCTGTCTGCCTCTTCCATCTTCCTGATACGCTCTTCAAGGGCAAACTTCTCGCGCCATAGCGGTCGGACTGCCTTTTGAACGTCCTCGGGGAGAAGGTCGAGATCTTCCTCTTTCTCAATTTTCTCGAGGGCTTTTTCTATACTTTTCTTCATTTTTCTAGCCTTGGACTTCTTAGCGCCGTCACCGTCTTCTTCCTCATCGTCATCTCCATCCTCGCCGTCATCTCCATCATCTCCGTCTCCGTCAGAAGGTTTTCCCTTCCCTTTCTTGAAACCGGAGAGCGCAGCGACTCTTTCAAAAACGTCGTCTGGAAGAACTTCAGCGACACTCTTTGTGAGCTTCATGATGCCCGTTAGGGCCTCAGTCGCTTCAGGTGGCAGCCCTTTGAATTCCTTTTCAATAACTTCACCGTCGGGCGTATCCTGTTTGAGTACGTCGATGGCGAAGGCTGCTTCTTGTTCTTGATCCATAAAATTAGATCCTGATGTGCGCTTACCAGCTGACTTAACCAAGTGAAGCTTTTTCTGGTTTGCACCCCGCGTAACGAGATGCACGCTCTCTACTTTAGTATCGGTCAGCTCAGTGTCTTTTTCTAGATGTATCTGTAGATTAGCAAGGCTAGGTGCGTCATTTGTATCGACTTTATCGTTCACTCGCGCCTTGGTTCTCTTCAGTTATTACGCTTAACGCGCACACCTGTTCCGTCGATGCTATATGCGCCGAACTCACCGCTCTGCGCACGCTTCCAAAGAGCATCGTTTATTGCGGTAAACAGCACCCAGGAGCCTTTTATTATATGTTCGCCATCGACGACCATATCAACGGGCGCGATGAAGCTCTCCACAGGCGTCGCCTCGGACTGACTCACCAGTTTTTCGTGGTGGGTTCCAATCCTGCTGCTGTTGGCGAGGTATTCGTGCGCAACCTTCCGCAATTCATCGGGACGTATAAAGTCCCCTTGCGTGTCGGTCTTGCAGACATCGCCAGAGTTGCAGGGTTCGTAAACAACACCCCACACGAGATGGTCTGTCCCTTTCAACAGGCGGGCCGTGTAGTGCCAGGCCGCTGCTTGTTTTTCTATCGTTTCAAAATTCTTTTTTGAGTATTTAAGTATTGCTTGTACCTTTACAGGTGCTTGTACCTTTACAGGACGCCTTGCTAGTTTTTTCGGTATCTAGCTTCAAGAGCCTTTGACACCTGTAACCTTTTCCTTTGAAGCTCATCCTTTGTCCTCGGCGTGTATAATGAATTAGGATGAGGCATCGTAAATTCAACGTCCCTTTCCAGTGCTTTCTTGACCGTGTGGCCCAGCGCGATTATCGGGATTTTGCGCTTAGACTTTGATCCGGCTTCTACTTTTGCCAGCTCATCCCTAAACCAGGGTTGCCACGATTCAATCTCATCAACTGTAGGTTCTCTGACTTTTCCGCTCTCGTCTTTGAGCAGTTGCGGCACGAGGTAAGTTATAACCACATTATCTCGCGTCAGTCCTAAAGGCGTTAGGTATTCGTCGTTGAATATCTTGCCAGTAGATCCTACTAACGCCGATTTCCTGATTGACTCTACTTCTCCAGGTGAAGCTGCTACGAAGGTAAGAATGGGCCGCTTTCCGATGAAGGTTGGCACGTCAGATTTCTTAACGCTCTTCTTAGCCTTCTCCTTCAATTTCATGCAGTTGGTTTTCACCTTTTCACAATCCGCATCTGCCTCTTCAGCGGTTTCCTTCGCTATATTATCCGGTGCATCCTCGCCGATGTCCTTATAATACGACCGAAGCGTTGCTTTCATTGAATCCAACTCTGACGCTGGGATTCCACTAGATTGGTTGATCCTGCCGGCTGCAGCTGCGAGTCCTACCCTGCTTATCTGGAACTTGCCGTTGATTATGTCAGCTACTGGAAACTTGTAGCCGCCTGCGTTGTCTGCGTTGTCTGGGTCGTGATATAGGAATCCTTTACCGTACTTCTGCCAGTCTACGTTTTCCTTATCTGGACCGCCTGCCCATGCTAAAAGCCTCTTTTGTGCAGCTCCAGCATCCCATGAGCCCGTAGAGGCTACAGGTGCGTCCTGCTTCCCATGTGCTGTCTTTTCCATTTTCTTGTTATCTCTACATTTTTGCGTGTCTTGTTCCTCGCACGCTCCGTCAGCTTTACCATCATCGTCGTCGTCTTCATCTACTCCAGATGGGAGTGGCTGTTTGTTAACCTCTGCGCTCACTTCTGCTTGTGTATCCTGTGCCTGGTGCGCTTCTGTGGCTGCCTGCGTGTCGGCAGATTGTGACTGCGCCTGCGCCGCTCGTGCCTTAGCGCTTGCCTTTCCACCAGCACGCGGCAGGGCCTTTCTGTGTAGATCATTCATTACGTGCGGAGGAACATACTGCCGCACTGCGTCAAGTAGTTCACTTATGTATTCCGGTGAATACTCCTTTTGTTTCGCTTCCTTTTCTAAATCATCCATCGTAGCATTATTCCTCTTGTTTAATCTAAATTTTAGGTTTTAAGTATCAAACATAAAATGGCCTGAACGTTACCGTAAATTCTGTTATTCCTTCCTCATCAACCCCCATAGTTATAAAATGATAACCAGTATGATTGGCCAACCGCTTGCTTCGCATCCATCTGGATTGTGTCGATAGCGCCCCGCCGCTTACAGCATGGATATGGCGTTCAAAGAAATACCCCTGTTTGTGGCTATGTCCCATAAGCAAGACATGCGGTTTTTCTCCTCCGGTGAAGGATTCGATGAGTTTCTGAACCCGATATGATGTAGCATAACTTGATCCGTCCTCCCCGTGAAAAACACGTATCAATACCCCACTAATTTCTATATCGCCTTCATCACGCCCGATATACTCCATATTTGGGACAGACTCACATACATCTTCTACGATGTTCGCGCCCATTGCTTCATACCACCTGTCATGATTGCCAGAGATCAGATACGTATGAAACGGTATTTTTGATAGTTGTTCTTCAGCGTACGCTTTCTGTGCTGCGTACCCAATATCTCTTAATTCATAAATTAAATTATATTTTCTTGGGTCCATCCCATGTGTAAGGTCCCCGCCAAATATGCAAAACTGAGCCTTTCGTTTTTTGCATGTTTGTATAAAATCATCCAAGAACTCCTCGTGATAATAGATGCTTGACATATGGGCGTCAGTAAAGTACCCAAAGCGTATTTCCTCTCCTGAATGGCCTATCTTTACTTTTGGGGGCGTTACAGAGAATGAGCCAAGACCTTTACCCTTGCTTATTGCCGCTAGTTCTTCAGCGGTGTATTTGCCGTGGATTCCTTCTAGGTAACGGACCCCCCGTTTTCTTTGCCTAAAGCTCCGCGTCCATTCGTTTTTGTACTCACGCTCTTTTTCTCGGTTCTCTACACGATACAATCTACATGCTTCTCGGCACGCATCGCACGTTTTAAACCCACCTGACTCGATCGGTTTATTGCAGCGGGAGCAATGTTCTGTCATGTTTACGTATAGAATTTAGAGTTCAGAAGAATTCTTTTAACCAATCATTCAGAGTTTCTTCATCGTCTAGGTGTATCCACTCCAGCGTTAGTGCAAAGATAAGGTCATCGTAACCCTTTTCTTCCAACCAGGGATGTCTTTGTTTTGCAGCGTCTAATGCCTGGACTGTCTCTTTTGATAGTTTGACGTTCATGTTTATCTTAACCTAGCTTAATTGTAATAAATCATCATCGTCCTTTTTTAACCGGCTTATTCCATCCGACACCCTACATACCCATCTGGTTTTTCTCCCCACCAACGACGCCACTGTTCGCCATGCTCCCTTAATTGATTAAATATCTCATCTTCTGTGAGGGCGTTATACTTACGTCGGACTTCTTCCACTCCTGGTAGTTTTGATGCTTTCATTATAAAATCTAACGCGAAGTCTCGTTCTTCCGTCGTTGGATCTTTAAAGCAAATGATAAAGTTGCCAGTATTCATTAACTTTATCTGACCATCCCCATCAGAAGGAAGTTTCTTTTGTTCAGATATTACAGTAATTGACATTATCTTCCCTTCTTAATCGGCCTCTGCGGTTTCTTTGATGCAGCCACTCTGAAGAAATCAGCCTCGCTCATTGGCTGGCCGCCTACAGTAAACCCCTCGCCCTCTGCTATCGCTCCAAGCTTCGGAAGTATCGGGAGTGGTTTATCGTGGAGCATGCTCGCTGGGTTTGATGAAGTCATTGCCTGCCTGCGCTGGTTTAAGCGGCTTAGGTTCTTAATCAACTCATCATCAGGCTCTTGCCTTTCTGGTCTGGGAATGTCAACCAACATCGCTTTTCGTATATCGTTGTTACGTTCCATCTCCTCGTCGTGGAGCGTTAACAGATAATCAAGCGCCGTATCGTCGTTTATTGGCATCTTTGAGTAGACTGCTTTCTCGGCAGCCGTTACGCCTGGCCGGTTAAGCAAAGAAGAACGCATGCCTTCTAGCATCGTGTGCCAGTGGACGAGTAAATCTCCAGTTATTTTTAATGTGATCGGTTTGAACGTGCGACGTTTTGCCGCCTTCTCCATCTTCTTAGTAGCTTCCTCAATAATCTTTAGGTCTGCCTCCTCTTTGAGTGCAGCAAAAGCATCTATTGGCGGTGGTGGTTCTTTCACCATACGCTGAAGAAAGTCGCCTACTAAAGACTTCTCACTCACTTCTGGTTCTGGTTCAATCCCTTGCACTACGTCAATGACTATCTCTTCTTTAGGTTCAGGTTTAACTTCGGGTTTAACTTCAGGCTTAGGTTTCGTTGCTTTCTTTTTTGGCATTAGTTCCTCCTAGGTTAAAAGTGGAATACAAAGTGCGCTATGAGTATCCAGAGTATCGGATACACGAAGATCATGAACAGCGCAAATAGCGTATTTCTGGTTTGGTTCTCTGGTTGTTCTGGTAACCCTTTTTTTCTCTCTCCAAGTAGCATTTCAAATCCTTCCTTCTCTGAATCAGTGAGCGGTCGCGTTGCGTCTCCGTCCTTTATGACTGATATATCTATCAGGTCTTTTGTGTTTACTAGGACCCTATGAAGTGACTCAAGGTTGATAGTTTCTCCAAATTCGTTTTTCATCTTAACTTCAGCTCCCGAAACGGGCAGTTATTTACATGCATCTTTAAATCCCGTTTCAGCTCCTTTACTTCGTTTTCAAGTTTTAAGAGCACCTGTTGCATCTCCATTTCGGTAAGAAGGTTAGCTGCTTTATTAGTGGGCATTTTTCTTTTTCTTCTTTTTCTTAGGTTGTGTTTGTTCTAAGCCCTGGACATATGCAATACTAAAATCCTCATTGGGCCGGTTTACGTGGACATCTAAAACCGTCGGCTGGCTCTTTTTAGCTGGCAGCGGTTTGCCCCATGTATCTGTTTGTCCACGATACGGCGTCTCCTCGTTTATCGGCTGAGATCGTTCTCGAGCTGCAGCTGCAGTCTGCCCAGGCAGCAACGAATCTACCGGCGTGGCCAATGGGCTTTCCGGTTCCGGTTCCTTTGGCAAGTGTATCAGATCCCATAGGGCGTTTCTAAACGTCACGTCATCTGGGATTGGCACTCCGCCCCGGGCGACGTTGCTTAGGAATGTACCCACGTCATTGATCTCTGCGCTTGCTACGTCGCCATGCACAAGTTTAGGCAATGATTCGGGGTTTATATCAGGATTGAGTTGCGCGAGTCGTGGAACAGCGTATGAGTTGAATACCTGGCAAATTGAATCCAATATCGCGCTTATTGAAATTGAAAAGAGATTATTTCTTGTTTCAGCAAGGGCGTATGATCCTGTCGTATCCTGGCCAAGCATAAGAAAATCAGCAAGGACAGTCATTGCTATCCATTTGCTAAACATCTGGATTATGCCAACAATGTCAAACTGTCTTTGTGACTGCGGACCTGCTAGTTCTAAACTATACATTGGGCCGCCGCCTACATCAGAAGGATAATTGTTTGATGGTAGAAGTATGCCTTCGTCTTGGTTTCGCTTGAGATTGCGAACTATCCGTTTTAACATCTCTGCCATTGCTGATGAACGTGCATCGACTCCGGTTAGTACCTCACCAGGAGCACGCAAGACAGGAACGCCTGCCATATCACGTTCTAGTCCTGTCATCATAATCTCTTCAGCCAGCTTTTTGAACATATATGTTCTATATGCCCCACGCAAAAGACTCACACCTTCTGGGTTGCCCTTTCGAGGTTTAACTCGGAACAATAACAGTTTCTCTATCGGTATTTCAGTAATCCTAAAGTGAGGTGGAGCAAGTTGTCTGAATCCTCGTATGCCGCCGTTAACGTCAAAGTCCCAGTTTAATAGTGTTTCCTGGGCCCTAGTAGCAAACTTCCTCCAGCCTATTCTCCCATCATCAAAGTTGCTATTTAATGTCGGATCTTCTGGATGTGGCCCCTCTCGTTTCTTATAGACTATTTCTGAGATATGATAACCGAAGATAAACATGCTAAGAACCTCAGAAAGCAGATCATTTGGATTAACACTCATATCCTCCCAGCATTGTTGGTAAAATTCCAATGCTTTTAAGTCCTCAGGAGTAGAACCGTCAGTTTCCCACCAGAGGTTTACTGATCTGCATGACATCTCGACCGCATAAAAGATTGATGATATGACGGCATCCATCATGTACATCTCTTTGTACATACGGACGCCGCGAGTGTATTGAAGTTCAGTCAGCCACTCCTCATACACGTAGGGAGGAATGTACATTAAGCCGGTCGTGCCGTACTCTGCGAAGTAGTTGAGGTTAACCGGAGCACCAGGTGACGAGGGGCCTATTCCCATGAGGTCGCCTGAGCCGAGCGTGGGCAAGCCCTGGGCAGTGAACGGCATCTCTTGTAAATCAATAAGTTTCTTTATGGTTGCCTGTTCAGACTTGGACAGCTTTTCAAACGCTGCGCTTTCTGATTCAGTAAATGATGTTATTCCGTTCGGGGGACTTTCGGGAAATGAGGTTATCCCGTTCGGTTCCGTATTATTTTTCTTTATATTTTTTCGAGCCATCTTTGCGTTGTTACCTTTAACCTTTACGTTTAATTTTGATTATCCCGGAAGTATCGTACCCATACCTTCACCTACAATAACTGGCATAAAACCGCTTTCCCCTTTTTTCTGAGCGTACCAGCACGCCAGCGAAACAGCGAACACTAAATCATCATGCTCTCCCTCGCGCCATGCTTCGTATGAGTCATGTCCAGTTGCGATGTTTACCTTGACGTGAAAGTTCTGCAGTTCTTTCATGAGCGTTTCACGAAACGGCGTCCCCTTTGCTATTTTCAATCGCTTTTTACCCAGCAGTACTTTTGGCACTGAGACCAGATCCCGTTTAGGAACGCTCCAATAGCCTTTTTCAAACGACGTGTGTTGGCCGCCGGTTACGGTTACTGGTATAGGTTGTAGGCCTTTTAGTTTGAAACTGTCAATTATAGCTCTACCTACGCCGGTTGCATCAACGACAAGAAAAAGCGGAACGTTTTGTTGTTTGAACTGCTGAACCATTTTATATATATATTCTTCAACGTTAGTATAGCTGGTTTCAAGTGGCAGACGCTCACAGTGGCGGAGGTTATATTCTAAGTTTAACCGGCTTTCCATTGAGCTTGAGCCACTAAACATCTCGTTTTCTGATACGCTAACACTAACCGGATTGCGTTCTATTATAGCAAGTGCTGTATAATCCCTTGCTTGTCCGATATCTAGGCCCATAAAATAAGTATTACTTGTCATTCTTTAGTTCTTTAGTCAAATGAATTCTTATACCTGGCTTTTCTCTCAAGCCGCTCGAGCTGCGAAGTCATCTGCCTGCCCTGTGCCTTGCAGTCATAGCACCACCTACCTTTCAAAGAGCACCAACTCCCGCAGCTTGGTTTTTGTTCCACTTTTCATGTCCACTTTTACATTAAAAAAAATTCATCTTCGCCTTCTTGCCTTTCTCTCAGCCTCAAATTTATCCCTAGCTTTAGCCCACTGTTCTTGCGACAGAGTATCTACCGGAGCATTTGATGGTAAAACTATACCTTCATCTTGCCTCTCGGCCCTCGGTGCTGGCGGTTCTGCGGTTGCGTCCCACGTTTCAGACCCATTAATCGTAAATGATGCAGTATCATCAAGTGGATACACTACTTTTTGCTTGCCCTTAAGCACTACCCGCACTTCATACGTGTAC